ATCTGCGGGAGCACATTCTTTTTACTATTACTTTACTAAACATTAATAAATGTTAAATATTTTAAACACTTTTTATGTTAGTGCGTTTTAAGGGCATTATGGGAACAATAATAATAGTACTTGTAAGTGTTATCGGTTTTGGTGCTCTTACTTATGCTCAAGGAAAACACGAAGGATACATTCAAGGCAGAATTGATGGGTATGAAGAGTGTAAGAAGAACTTTAACAGAATACAAGAATTTAAACAAAAGATATTAAATAAAAAGTTAGACATATGGAAGGATACAAAGTAATTAAGAATTTTAGCTTCGCTGAAAAAGGTGATGTGTTTACTAAAGTTGAAGATTTAAACTTGTGGGAACTTCAGAAATCTGAAGTAGTATCAGATACAGAAACTTATACTTCAATGGCATTTGATTCTTCTACTATGGAAGAATTAGCCAATAAAGATTATGTAATTTGGTACAGTGAAGAAGCACAAGAAGGTGTGGATGAATGTGAATGCTGTTGCGATAAGTTAGAGAAAGTAAAAGAATACGTTAATACTTTGATTGATACATATACCAAAGATTATAACGAATTGATGAAGGATTATAATGAAGGCAATGTTCAACAGTGTGTTAAAGTAGAAGCAGAAACTGTATACCATAATTTAAATAAAGTTCTCAATAGTATTAAAGATTTGTTAGATGAATAAATTAGTAAAGACTGTTAATAAAGGCAATCTTTACTATGAATACCTTAACGCTTTAAATGGTATACTACAACTTACAAATAGGGAATTGGAGTTACTTACTAAGTTCGTTGAATTAGATGTGAACTTTACTCCAATACCTGGTGTAAGTAAAAATGTAGCCAATACTGACAATCGTAGAATGATTAAAAGTACTATGGGTATTACTCCTGATAACTTAAGTAGATATATAAGTAAGTTCAAGAAAGAGGGTCTTTTAGTACAGGGAAAAGCAGAAGATGAATTAGTAGTTAATAAGATACTAATTCCAGAGATAATAAAAGATAGGGTGCAAATAACATTAATACTAAGAGTAAATGAATAATAAAATAAATAATAAACATTTCTATATGATCTTTGACAATGGGCATATAGTACATGTAGAGAATAGAAGTAATAGGTTAGTACGGTATTTCAGACATCTTTTTAACTTACGTTCTAATTTAAAATTAACTTCTTTCGTTCCGAAGAAACCTTACTCTAACAAAGAAATTAAAAAGTTATCTGATATATTATATAGAAATCACGATTTAGATGAATCTGATATTATAGTAATAATAAATTCTATTAGACCTAATACTATCAGAGAATCTTTAACAGAGTTAGAAACTAGTGAATATTATATAAATGCAACAGCAAAAAAAGATATCAATTTACTCAAGTCTGGCAAATAAATATAATTTACCTTATCCTGTTATAGAAGTAATATGCAATAGTCCATTTAAGTTTGCTAAAGAAGTAATGTCAAATGATGAAGATACTAAAGATATTATGTTTGCTTACTTATTTAAACTTAAATTAAAAAAGAGATATAAAGAAATAAAATGAGACAGTTTATTGAAGAATGCTTAACGCCCAATTATAAGATTCACTGGTTAGATTCTATTTACTTTGATCCTGTATTACTTAACAATATACAGATGTATATAGCAATTAGTGACAGTAGACTATTAAGAATATGATACTAAGAAAGTTTGATAATATATATCCTAGAACATTTTGGATAGCTATAATAGAAAAGGAAGAAGATGTATACACAATATTAAAGAAATTCACTATATACAACTTATTACCAGGTTTCGATAAAATACGAAAAGAAGCTGAAGAAGAAATGTTAAAGGCGTATGACGGAGATGTTATTGCAGAATGTAGACCGGTTATGTTAAACAGTAGTTCTGAGATGGGTATTATTTGCATAATATATAGACCTGATGAATTAGATGGTACGCATATAGCACACGAATCAGTTCACATAACTGATTATTACTTTGAAGTTACAGGTATGAATGGAGAAGAATTCTCAGGTGGTGGTAACGAAGGGTATGCGTATTTAGTTGGCTGGGCTGCTGGATGTTTTATTAAAGTAATGAAAGAATATGGAAAGACAGAGTAAAGAAGATTCATTAGCTCTATGGGAATTTGAGAAAAACAACGTTAAACAATTTGGATCTAATATCAGTGAAGAGTTAAAAGAGTTAATGGAAGTTGCAGATAAGAAGATCAATAACTATTCCTTAACATACAATGAATTCATGGATGATATTCTAGAAGGTTTAGCTAAGTTGAAAGATACAGACAGCATTGAAACTAGACAGCTACAGATAAAAGGATTGTACAATTGTTTAACTAATAAGTATATTGAAGATGGAGAATGATGGTAAGAAATATGATTGTGGTAAAGTAAGAATGGATCTGATTCCATTAGATGTAGTTGAGAATATTGGTAAGGTACTTACTTACGGAGCTCAGAAATACTCAGATAACAGTTGGCAAAACCTTCCAGATTTTTGGAAAAGATATAAAGCAGCATTACTAAGACATCTTACTGCGATAGACAAAGGAGAATTAATAGATCCTGAAAGTGGACTACCTCATATAGATCATGTACTTTGTAATACAGTATTCTTAGATTGGGGATTTCATCATGGTAAAGCAATTAGTATTAATACAAAAGATATTGAACAAGATAAATAATTATGGAACAATTGAAATTTAAAAAGTTAGATTACTCAGTAAAGAAAGAAGACGGTACAGAAGAGATTAAGAAGTCTGAAGGTAAGTTGCCTACTAGAGCTACTAGTAGTAGTGCAGGATTAGATCTATATACTACTCGTATTACTCAAGAAGTAGATAATAGTGGCAAGTTAGTACTAGTATATCACACTGATATTGCTGTAGAAATTCCTGAAGGATATGTTGGATTTATCTGTATGAAATCATCTATCTCTAAAAGATCTATTATTATGTGTAATGGTATTGGAGTGATTGATTCTGATTATCGTGGAGAGTTGATGGCTAAATTTAAAGTAACTACAGATGCTATTCCTACAGTATATACTACAGATGAACCATTTGCTCAGTTAGTCATTGTTCCTTGTTCTATATTAGAACCTACTTTGGTAGAAGAATTGAGTGAAACAGAAAGAGGAGAAAAAGGATTCGGAGAAGCTACAGCAGAACAAAATAATGAAATTAAAGAAGTAAAAGAATAATTATGGAAAATTTAAATATTACAATTACTCCAGTAAGTGCATCAGGGGTTGGAAGTTTTATAGAAGTGGTTATCGGTGATAGTAGATATAAGACCGATATTGTCCAAGGAGAATTCACAGAGGATGTAATGAAGGAGTTAATGAATAAATTAATTACTAATCAGATTCCTGCTGCACAACAAGAAGCAGTAGAACTGAAATTTTATCAACTGTTAGATGCTATTGCTAATACTAAAGCAGAAGAAGAATATAGAGCTCAGCATCCTGAAGAATTCATGCCAGAGAATTTTGAACCTAGTGTTGAAGAAGTAACTGATGAAGCTATTTGATATAAATGGTGGTAAAGTAGTAATACACCCTGATGCTTTAGGTCTCCCATTCTTTAAAAAGTTATGGGAGGCTGATAAGCCAGATAAACAACAAGCTACAAATGTAATAAGTTATATAGTGCTTATGTGGTATTTTAAATCTCCATATGTACTTCAGTTAGAACCAGATATTAGAGAAAAGAAGCTTAAGTAGTTATACTTTGGTGATGAGAATTATAATCTTACAGTAGAAGAAAAGTCTTGTGAAGATGATTATAAGAAGCTAATATATACTAGAAATCTAAGAATGCTTGATAGTATGAGAAACAAAGTAGATACTATTAGTAAGTATTATGAAGATTCTCTAGAAGAGCAATTAGATGAAAAGAAGATTAAAGATCTATTAGCTGGTATGGAAAAAGTAAAAGCTACCTTTCAGACACTAGATTTCCTCGAAAAAGCAGTTAAAGCTGAAGAAGTTAGTACTACTAAAGTACGTGGAGATGCTCAGATTAATCCCTATGAATTAGCTTAATTTGTGCAAATTATACACAAGTTTATAACAATAAATTAATGAGTACGTTATATGAATATAAATAAAGAAACTATGAAGAAAGTACTTGATTTAACAAAATGCAATAGCACTGAAGAAATTTGTGATGTGCTTGAAAAAGAAATTGATAACAAACGAAAAGCAGATGCTTATCTTAAAGAAGTCAGTGAATCTTTGGTTGAAGAATATAAGAAAGAAGCAGTAGCTGAACCTAAGAAGAAAGGTATTATTAAGCGTACTATTCATTGGCTAAAGAGTTTGTTTAAGAAATAATCTCGTTGAACTGATAGAGAGGTCTGACAGGGACAGACGTTAAATATTCCCTGGCACTGGAGTGTAACGTAATGGCAGCGTCGCCGGCTCTAACCCGGTATGTGTGTGGGTTCGACTCCTACCACTCCAACTAATTAAATTTAATAATGACGTATAGAGATATAGATCCAAAACTAGCTGGAATTTACTTATTTAAAAACAATATAAATGGTAAATGTTATATTGGTCAAGGAGTATCTATAAGAAAAAGACTTAAACATCATCTTAGTAATATTAGAAATAAACGATACGATTTACCATTATATAGAGCTATAGAAAAATACGGATTACATAACTTTACCATAGATATAGTAGAATCTTTTATACCCGACGAATCAATTACTACAGAGCAGCTAATAAATAAATTAGACGATTTAGAAATAAAATACATAGAGCAATATGAAGGGTATACTAAAGGATATAATTGTACTAAAGGTGGAGACTTTGGTGTTCTTGGTTTGAAGATGACAGAAGAACAAAGAAAGAAAGTTTCTGAAAATACTAAGAAATTAATACGAGATGGGATTATAGGAAAACGAGTATATATGTACAATTTTATAGATAAGTATTATATATATGCGCATACTATAAAAGCCGCATCTACAATAACTGGTCTAAGCGGATCAAATATAAGTAAATTATGTAATAATAAATATATACATCCTTTTTGTAACAATTTTATTGCTGACTTTTCTAAAGAAGAATTAGAGAAGAAAAAAAACAAAATATACAGTTTGTGGAAAGAATATGAAACTAATAGACATTGCAATTCTGGCTGGTATAAAAGTATGCCTGGTTTAAATAAAGGAAAAAAGATGTCAGAAATACAAAAAGAGAAGTTAAGAAATTCTTCTACAAAATATTTTGTTTATCAATATAGCAAAGATGGAGAATTATTAAATACATTTAAAGGTATGCATAACGCTGCAAAAGCAGTAAATACGGATTATAATTCTATTAAAAGAGCTTGTAATGGTAAAGCTAAAACATGTAAAGGATTTACTTGGAAGAAAGAATTGATACAATCTACTTGTTGACATGTTAAACATATTAAGAAACTATGATTGACTTCTAGAAGAAAATTAAAAATTCTGACAAATTTAGATAGCCAGCTCTGTAGTTTTTAACTACAGGGCGTTATTGTTTATATCCAGCTGGTTCGTCAGAATACTTTCAATACTGGGACGAATAGAAAGATCGTTGCATTAATGGTTATACCGCAGAGGATGGAGATTACATCACTGGGTATAACTATTTTTATATTAACTTTTGCCCAATGCAACGTATAGTTAACACTGTTACTAAACTACCTAACGGAGAAACTAAAGTAAAAAGAGACAGTGTAGTAACATTCCCTGATTTCTATGATTATGACTATTTCTACTTCTAGGCAGTACAAGAAGCAGAAGATAAAGGAAAACATATATGTCTACTTAAATCACGTCGCAAAGGATATGAATAGCCATATAGTGAACCAGTTCTTACACCTACTGGTTTTGTAGAAATGGGATCTTTAAAAGTAGGAGATTTAGTAATGAATCCTTGCGGTGATCCTTGTAAAGTTATTGAAATAATAGAACAAGGTGAACAAGAGGTATGGGAAATAGAATTGTAGGATGGTAGAAAAGTAAGATGTGGCAAAAATCATTTATGGTCTACATTAAATTCTACAAGAGGAAAATTACATATTAAAACTACAGAAGAATACAGTAAACTAAAGTTGTAGCAAGGTAGTCCTGGAAAATATTGTTATCCATACAAATTACCATCAATTAATCCTTTGCATTTTAATCAAACTGCCCCGTTAGTAGATCCATACGTAATGGGCGTATTGTTAGGAGATGGATACATATGCGGAACGCAGATAAGATTTTCTACAGACGATTAGTAGATTGTAGATATTTTAACTGAGAAACTACCAAATTATAGTATTAAAAAAGTAGACGATAGATTTGCATATGTGATACTATCACATGATAAAACAAAACACCAATTAGGAAGATATCTAAAACAGTATGGTGTAAGAGTAAAAGCAGAAAATAAGTTTATACCAGACGATTATAAATATGCAGATGTAAACACCAGATTAGAATTATTACAAGGGCTTATGGATACCGACGGTTCATCTAGTTCTACAGGTAGCTGTAATTTCGTAAGTACATCCGAAAGATTAATAGATGATTTAATTTTTATATGTAGAAGTTTAGGTATAAGATGCAGAAAATCTAAAATGATTCCTGGTCGTACTGATGTAGATTTCGGAAATGGTTATAAGTCAGATACTTTACCTCATTGGGAAGTGTGTATTACTACAGAAGAACCTATATTTAAATTAGAAAGAAAATTATAGAATTTACGACACCGAGAATATAAATATAATTCTATAGGTATAAAAGCAGTTAGAAATCTTGGGTATAAAGAAAAGCAAAGATGTATTAGAGTAGATCATGATAATCAATTATATATAACTAGAGATTTCGTAGTAACACATAATAGCTATAAAGGTGGAGCTATGGCATGTCGTAATTATTATCTAATACCTAATAGTAAAACATATATATATGCTTCTAACAAGTAGTATCTTACAGAAGATGGTATTCTTACTAAAGCTTGGGACTATATGGACTTTATAGATAAGAATACAGCTTGGGGTAAGAAACGATCTGTTAACAGTACTATGCGTAAACGAGCTGGATTCTGGACTAAAGATGAATTTGGCAATGAAGTAGAAATGGGTTATAAGTCAGAGATTATTGGCGTTACTTTGAAAGATAATCCTGATGTAGTACGTGGTAAACGTGCCAAATTAATTCTATTTGAAGAAGGAGGTTCATTCTCAGAATTAGGTGCTGCGTGGCAAATTGCTAGACCATCTGTAGAACAAGATGGTCTAGCGTTTGGTACTATGATTGTATGGGGAACTGGTGGTGACGAAGGCTCTGCATTTGAAACTATGAAAGATATGTTCTATAATCCAGATGGATACAATTGTTTAGGATTTGAGAACATATGGGATAGTACACCTACAGATAAATTGTGTGGATTCTTTGTTCCATAGTATACTAATCTAGATACTAGAGATGATGATGGTAATAGAATATACATGGATGATGATGGTAATACTATTACTAAACCTTCCCTTGAATTTATACTAGATGAACGTAGAAAGGTAATAAGTACAGCTACTAATACTACAGCTATAGACCGTTACGTTGCAGAGCGTCCTATTACTCCACAAGAAGCAATGCTAGAATTTAACGGTAATATATTTCCTAAGAAAGAATTACAGGAGCAATTAGGACTTATTCGTACTAATACTTAGTTATAGAATCATAAACAAGTAGGTGATTTAATATTTGATGAGTCTGGCAATATCAAATGGATACCTAAGAAACATGGTGATGTTACCAAGTACCCACTTGGTAAAGATGATGATCCTACTGGTTCAATAGTTATATGGGAACATCCAGCTAAAGATGCAACAGCTGGATTATATATAATAGGTGTAGACCCTTATGATCATGACTAGTCTGGTACTAATTCATTAGGATCATCTATTGTATATAAGAGGTTTTAGAACTTTGAAGAGTATTATGATATTATAGTAGCTGAATATACTGGTAGACCTGCAACAGCTGAAGAGTACTATGAGAATCTACGTAAGTTAGCATTATACTATAATGCACGTATAATGTATGAAAATGAACGCAAAGGTTTATTCCCTTACTTTACTGCTAAGCATTGTGATTACTTATTAGCTGATCAGCCTGATATTATTAACGATATAGTTAGTAATTCTAAAGTACAAAGAAGAAAAGGTTGTCACATGAATAAGTAGATAAAGCAATGGGGAGAAGGTATGATAAAAGAATGGTTGAATGAAGAGTATGCACCAGGTAAGAAGAACCTAACTAGAATATTATCAGAGCCGCTATTAGAAGAGCTAATAAGCTATAATGATACAGGTAACTTTGACCGAGTGATGGCGTTGATGTAGGTTATGATATATAGAGAACAACTATATAATGTAGTTGTTAAAAAGAAAGAAAAAGAAAACAAATAGAAGATGCTCTTTGATGGACCAATTTTTGCGCAGAGTTGGTTCAATGACGATACTCCAAGAGTATTTTCAAACGACGATAATGTATATACATTTTAATTATGAAGAATACTAAAAGTTTCCCTGCACAGAAACTACCAATGTCAAAGAAGACACAAGCCTGGAAAGAAGCCTGCGTAGACTATGTAGTAGGCGCTGGAGATTCAGGATTTGGTGGTAATGGTAGATCTAGATCTGACGAGATGTAGACTTACTATGATTTATATAATAGCATATATAATGAAAAGGATCTTAAATATGTAACCAATCCATTTAAACAAGATGATGGATTTCCTGCTATGGCATAGGATTATAATATCATCAAACCATATGTAGATCAGTTACTTGGTGAAGAAACTAAGAGACCTTTTAATTTTCATCCACAACGCACAAGTGATATAGCTGCTAGTGAACTATAGGAAAAAGCCAAAGAAATGCTAATGGATTATATTCAGGCTACTATAGCTAGTAAGTTAAGTCCAGAACAAGCAGCCAGATATGAACAAGCATTAGCTACAGGAGAAATCTAGACTCCAGAAGCTATAGCTAAGTATCTATAGAAAGATTATAAAGATATAGCAGAAACTGAAGCTTATCACGCATTACAATTCCTAAAGAGGAAGTTGAATCTTACCCATGAATTCTATAAAGGTTGGAAAGATGCTTTAATAGGTGGAGAAGAAATATACTATGTAGGTGTAATCAATGGAGATCCTTATGTAGAAAGAGTAAACCCTATGTACTTTGATTATGAGCATTCTTTAGACTTAGAATTCATAGATGATGCCGCATGGTGTCGTAGAAAGATGATTATGTCTGCTACTGAGATATACGATAGATTCTATGATAAAATGTCTGAAAGACAACTAAATGAATTATTAGAACTTATTGATCAAAGACCCGGAGCTGGTAATAATCCAGAAATAAGAAAGACTAGTATGGATTATGAATCTATTAAATTGCATAAGATCAATAGTTTTACAGATAATCCGTTTGATGTAGATCATATAACAGTATATCACTGCTGTTGGAAATCTTTCAAAAAGATAGGATTTGTTACTTTACTAAATCCAGAAACTGGAGAAGCTGAAGAATTTCAAGTAGATGAAGATTATAAAGTAACAGGTACTGAACAATCTGTAGAATGGGATTGGATTATTGAAGTATGGGAAGGATATAGAATTGGTGATGATATGTACATAGGAATTCAACCTATTGAATATCAACATATATCTGCTGATAATCCTAATTCACAGAAATTACCTTACACTGGTGTAGTGTATAATAATACTAATAGTAAACCTAGATCATTAGTAAGTATGATGAAACCATTACAGTATATGTATATTGTAGTGTGGTATAGACTTGAGTTAGCATTATCTAGAGATAAAGGTAAAGTAGCAGTAATGGATATTACTTAGATACCTAAATCTATGAATATTGATGTTAACAAGTGGATGCATTACTTGAGTGCATTAGGTGTAGCTTTTATTAATCCTTATGACGAAGGATGGGATATACCAGGACGTGAGGGAGGTAAACCGTCTCAATTCAACTAGTTATCTTCTTGGGACTTAACTATGAGTAATGTAATAGCTGAGTATATTCAATTGATGCAGAAGATTGAAGATATGGTAGCTAAACTTACTGGTATTACTCCACAGAGACAAGGATAGATTGCTGCTAGTGAATTAGTAAGTAACGCTAATACTGCTGTTAATATGTCTTATCATATTACTGAACCTTGGTTCTGGAATCATAATTAGGTGAAGAGAAGAGTATTAACAATGCTATTGAATACTTCTAAAGCAGCTTGGAAAGATAATAAGAGATACTTGAATTATATACTAGATGATGCTACCAGAGCGTTTGTACAATTATCTGATAATTTCTTCTATGAAGATATGGATATATTTGTAGATGATAGTACTAAGAATCAACAGTATATAGATCAATTAAAGCAATTGCTACAACCTGCTATGCAGAATGGTGCTAGTCTGTTAGATATCGCTGAAATCATTACTTTAGATAATATGAGTATGATTAAGAATAGACTTGAAGAGATCGAGCAGAAAAGAATGGAACAGATGCAGCAACAGCAACAAGCTGAACAACAAGCACAACAGCAAATAGCAGAACAATAGAATCAGCTTAAAGAAGAAGAGCTTATGCTTAAGGAAGCTGAAATGGATCTTGAAAAATATAAAGTAGATCAAGACAATGCTACTAAAATTACTGTAGCACAACTTAATGCTTATCGTGGTGCTGAGAATATGGATCAAGATATGAATGGAATTCCTGATCCAATTGAAATAGGAAAACAAGCATTAGAATAGTAGAAGATAAATTCTGATATTGCTACTAAACAATTAGAACTTAACAATAAGCGTAGAGAAATAGAACAGAAGAGAGAAGCTGAAAATAAGAAGATACAGCTTGAAAAAGATAGAATGAAGCATGAAACTGAGTTGCAACGTATGTCTGATAAAGCTGCTATGGATAGAGAGAAGCTAAAGGCAAAGACAGCTTTGAGAAATAAAGTAGTAGGCGAATCTAAATCTAAATAACTATGAACTGGTTTAAAGAAACATGGTGGTTAGTAAAACAATTATTTACTACTACTAAGAATAAAGATAAAGTATAGTATAAACATATGGATCATTATCCTTTTAGTGGATACTCTGCAATGAGTTGGTGTGGATATATTTTGACTAAAAAGAAAGAATCTGATATTAAAACTACTACTTGGAATCACGAAAATATACATTTACAGTAGGCTAAGAATAAGGGTAGTTGGTTAAAGTATTACGCTGATTATGTATGGGAATGGATTAAGGGCAATCCTATTACTTATCCAGCATCATCGGCATACTATACAATCCCTTATGAAATGGAAGCATATGCAAATGAAGATAAATCTGATTACGAAATTAATACAAATAGGTATAAAATAAAAAATCGTAAAAAGACTTACAAAGAGAATAGGAAAAATTGGTTTAACTATATTAAAACTTTATAACTATGGCATGTGGTGGAAAGAAAGGTGGCAAGAAGTCATCTAAAAGTGGAAAGAAAAGTAAATAATTATGGAATGTGAAGCATTTAGATAGAGAATGCAACAGTATAAGTAGGCTAGGGAGAATAATCCCTAGCTGAAGTACTGGGATTGGAAGAAGTATGCAGATGGTGGTACTATAGATGAAGATCCACCATAGAGTACTAGTGAAAGACCTATTACTAACTTTGACCCTAAAGGAGATCCATATAATCCTATATACGGATATAACCCAGGTGCAGGATATGTTTCAAATTCAGATCCATTAGGCAGTCTATATATAGAAGGAGCTTTACTTAATCCAGTATTTAAATTAGCAGGTAATGCAGTATCTAATATAGCTAGAGGATTAACTAAATACTCTTCTAAATATGTACCAGAAGTAAGAAGAACTGTGTAGGATAAAATAAACAGTTTGTTCCGTAGAGAAGCTGAAGATAAAGCTCGTACATATAAATTATATGATGATGCTATAGAATCTAGAAATAGAATAATTGAAGATCTATATTCTAATCCAGCTTATATGGAAAGAGCTAGATAGATTTAGAATACATATGGCGATGATTACGCTAAAGTATATGAAGATATAATTAATTAGTATAATACTAATTATTGGAATTTACCTAATCCTGTTATAAAACAGTTAGACGCTAAGGCTAAAATGTAGGCTAAAGATGCAGCTGTAAATAGGTATATTACTAGAAGACAACCAGCAGGATACGATGATTTTGAATATTAGATAAATAGAAATCTTACAGAGATAGATTATCCTACTACTAGACATGAATTAGGACACTATGTAGATTTCAATTTAGCTAAAAGTTCAAATCCTGATTATAGCAACTCTATGTTTGCAGAGTTAAAAAGAGATTTATCAAAATAGAAGAATCCATTATTTCCAGATAAAACTGATTATTATAGTAAAGGTACAGAATAGAAGTCTTATATGAATACTCTTAGAGAGTATATGTTTAAGAACGGTATGATTAATAATATAGGAGATAAGGTAACTTCTAGATAGATTAAGAAAGCTATAAGATCATTACCTAAAGATATGAGATCTATTGAAGCTGCTTATCTTCAATTTGCTACACCTGGATAGTACACAAAGTGGTTTAACAAGATACCTTTGTTGAGTATACCAGGAGCTGCAATGTATTTTGATAGTAAAGAAGATAATTCGTATGCTGTTGGTACTGATGGGATAAAATATTATGGAGCATATTCTCCTAAACAGCAAGCTTATGTATTACCAGTGTATAACGACGATGGAGAAAACAATGTAATATTACCAGAAGTAACTATAACGCCTCAAGATAATACTGATCTTACAGGATATATGTAGAAAGGTGATTTTATAAAAGAAGTCATGTCGTTTACTCCTGTCGGTGATGTTGGAGACATATATAATATAGGTAAAGATATATATGATAAGAATTATGCATAGGCAGCATTAGGAGCCGGATTATTCTTTTTACCGGATATCTTAGCAAAACCAATACGTAAAAGTATTAGAAAAATAAATAATATATATAATTCTTCAGATAGATTAGTTCGATTACAAAACAAAATATATGCAGCACAGGGTAATGCTAAAGATACATATCAACAATATGTGGATAATTTTGCAGATATGCGTGATGATGCAATTAGACAAGAAACTGAATTATTAAAATAGAAATATCCAGAAACAGTAAAAAAGTCAATAGGTAGAATTTCTTTAGAACGATTTGCTAAATCGTACAATGAAGCTAGACATTGGAATGACGTAAATAATTCTTATATTATACCATAGGAGTATAACGATAATGAATTATATAAGAGATTATATAAAGACGATAGAAGCTATCTATAGTTTGCAAAAGATAATAATCTACCATTTGATGAACAAGCTACGGTAGATAAATGGATAGATAAACAAAGAAGAGCAATACGAGGAGTATATTCTGATAAACCGAATGCCACTATTGATGACTTAGAACCAATGTTTACTGAAGTAAAAAGTCAGAATGTAGGTGGAGACAGATTAAGAACAAAAGGTGGTTTATATATATCGAATAGTATGGATATTGCTGATAGATTTTCTAGATCTTTTGATGATGCTCCTGGAACAGCAGCATATGCAATATTACAACTATCGGATATAGACAGAACGCTTCCTATAGAATAGCAATTGAGTAGTTTAAGAAGACGTATATTACCGTACGATGTGCTAAATACTCATTTAAACTTAGATCCACAATCTTTAATGGATTAGGGTTATATAGGAATACAAGCAAAATACGCAACAAGATCTGGTCAATTGTTACCTGCATATGAAACAGCATTATTTGGTAAACCCGGAGATAAACCTGTAAAAATTCTAGATATACACACTAGTGCCGATACAAAGAATATGCACGGAAGATGGGGTGATTATGCTAGTGCAACGGACGAATTATATTCACCTCGATACATTGGTGAATCATATGGGGATTTTATACATGACGCTAAAGCGTATTATAATATGCTACCAGAATATTACAGAAACGAAATACGTGATGTACCCAATCCGATATTTCAAAAGCGTAAAGATGAAATTTCCGAAGAACTTTATAAACAAAGAGATATTGAATATGATAAATTTGTTCAACGAACACAGACATTAGATAATAGATTACAACGTATAAGTGGTATAAAAACATTTGATAAAGATAATTTTAAATCTACTGTGATTCCAATCACTATCGGTTCTGGATTAATAGGTACAATAGCTGGTTTTAGTATAAAGGAAAATAGCGAAATGAAAGATTATATCCGATTAATGGAACAACAAGGAATAAATTCTAACTTATTGGATGAACGTATGTTCAAAACATATTATTTAACGAAGAAACGTGATCCTAAGAAAGCGTAGAATATACTATAGGAACAAATTAAAACACTAAAAAATAAATCTAATTAAATATTTAATTATGGATAAAAAAATGACATTAGGTGGATTTGAAGCTGTATTAGATAGCTTTATCCCTAATCCAAACGGTGGTTTCAGAGATTCAAATGCTAACGAAGATGTTAACGTTGATGCTGATGAATTTGAATCACTAGACGATGAAGAATTGGAAGATATTAAAAAGAACAATATCGAAGTAAAAAACAAAAAAGAAAAACCAGTAGAAGAAGAAAAGGATACTGAGGAAGAAGAAACTGAAGAAGATATTGAAGACAGTCCTAAGCGTAAACCAGGTAGACCTCGTAAAGAGGATACTACTGTTGAAGAAACAGAAGAGGAAGAAGAGATTGAAGATAACAATGAAGAAAATGTTGTTACTAACTTCTTTGATGCTATGGCTGAAAAACTTAATTGGGAATTTGAAGAAGATGAAGATAAACCCAAAAGTGTTGATGAGTTAATTAATTACTTCCAAAATGTCATTGAAGAAAATAGCAAGCCTGAATACTCTAGTGAAGAAGTTGAAGCACTAGATAATTTCGTAAAGCAAGGTGGAGATCTAAAGAAGTATCTGACTATTGATGCTGAGTTAGATTTAGATGATATTGATATTGAAGATGAAGCTAATCAGAAATTAGTAGTAAAACAGTTACTTAAAGAAAAAGGGTTCTCTACTAAGAAGATTGATAAGTTAGTAAGTAGATACGAAGAAGCTGGATTACTTGAAGATGAAGCGCAAGACGCTTTAGAAGATCTGAAAGAGATTAAAGAAGAAAGGAAGAAACAGCTATTAGAGGATTAGAAAAAGGCTTATCGTGAATAGTTACAGAGACAACAGCAATTCTATGATAACGTTGTTAGCGAAATAAAAGGCTTAAAGAATATACGTGGTATTACAGTCCCTGAAAAAGATAAAAAGGTTTTAATGGATTATATACTTAAGCCAGACACAGACGGTAAAACAAAGTACCAAAAGGACTATGCTAAGGGTGGTGTTAAGAATCTGATAGAATCAGCATACTTTACAATGAATGCTGACAAACTTATTGAGGCTGCTAAACGTGAAGGAAATAATTCAGCTATTGATAAGTTTAGACGAAGTTTAAAATCTAGTAGTATTACTACTAAATCTAGAAAACAAGCTACGGGTTCTGATGATGATCCAATTTGGTTCTCAGCTGCACGACAACTGCGTATATCATAATAATTAATTATATAAATAAAAAAATTAAATTACTAGTATTTTATGGATAATAATATTCTTAATAACCTCCAATTATACAAAGGTAAATGGTTTTCTGATTTGATCGACACTAATAAGATTAGTCTCGCTTCTCAGCAAAGACCTTATGAGGTATCTACTATCCTGTCATACGTATTTGGTACTAAAGATAATGGTTACAGTACTTCCCTTGATATGTTGACAGGTGGTCTTGGAAATGTAATGACTATTGATCAGCCTTCATTTGAATGGGGTGTTATGATTGACCAGGACAGAGCTGTTACAATTCGTGACGCTAAATGGAATGGTGCTGCAATTGGTGAAAATTCTACTCCAGGTTTGGGCAACACACCTATTACTTTGTGGTTGGAAGATGCATGGTTTGGTCCTGGTGCTACTATCGAATTTGATGATAAGAGCCAAGCACGTATTCAGGATGCTCCGTATCAGGATGGCAATCTGTATGTTTATACAGTATTTGTATCTAATGGTAGCCCTGCTTCTTATATTGATCCTGCTGTTTTAGCTTCTGGTTGCCAAGTGAACCGTTTGGCTTCTGCTTATGAAGAATACAGTGAAGAGGCTGATATCCTGAACTACAATACTCACTTCAAGATGCGTAACTACTTGACTACAGTACGTCTGTCTTATGATATCACAGGTTCTGCTTACTCTACAGTTATGGCAGTAGCTTTGAAAGATCCTAAGACTGGTAAAACTTCTTATTTGTGGTCTACATTCCAGGAATGGGTTGCAATGCGTGAGTGGTACAAACGTCTTGAAAGAGCTTTGGTATACAATCAGAATAACGTAAATAAAGATGGTTCTTGTAACCTGAAAGGTAAGAATGGTCGTCCTGCATTTATTGGTGCTGGTTTGCTGGAACAGATTGCTCCGTCTAACAGACGTTATTATACTCGTTTGACAGCTGAACTGTTGGAAGACTTCTTGTTTGACCTGTCTTACAATGTATTGGGTACTAATGAACGTAAGTTTGTTGCCTTGACTGGTGAAATGGGTATGCGTGAATTTGACCGTGTACTTAAAGAAAAGATGGCTAACATGAACTTGATTGACACAGTATTCGTAACTGGTTCTGGTGATAATTTGAAGTTCGGTGGTCAGTTTAAGACTTACGCAATGTCTAATGGTATTGAATTAACTTTGAAGTATTTCCCGTTGTATGACAATACTACTTATAATCGTCAGTTGCATCCTGTTACTTTGAAACCGTTGGAATCTTACCGTATGACATTCTTGGATTTGGGTCGTCGTGATGGTGAAGCCAATATTGTTAAAGTAGTTCGTAAAGATCGTGAATTCGTTAACTGGTGTACAGCTGGTTCTGTAACTCCTGCTGGTTACGCTCACTCTAATACAGAAGTTCGTTCTAATGCTAAGGATGGTTACTCAGTACACTTCTTAGGTGAGGTCGGATTGATGTTGAAAGATCCTCGGGCGTGTGGGGAGCTAATCATGATGGCAGAATAATAATTAACTAACTTTAACATGTAATTACCTGACAGCCTGAGTAACTTAATTAAGTTATCCGCGTTTATCAAATATAAACAATTTTAAACAGATAATTATATGTTAAGTTACGAAGTATATAAGATTACAAATAAAGTAAACGGAAAAGTTTATATAGGTATAACTAATAGAGGAGCTGGTGCTAGATTTAAACAGCATCTATTTGAAGCTGAACACGGCTCCTCTTTTAGATTCCATAACGCTCTTAGAAAGTATGGAGCAGATGGATTTGATATCAATATCATATCGTTCTGTAAAAATGCAGAAGAACTTAAAGAAAGAGAAAAGTTCTTTATAAAAGAATACGATTCTACAAATCCCGAGAAGGGATACAATATGACAGAAGGTGGAGATGGTACTTTTGGTAGACCTTGTTCTGAAGAAACTAAACAAAAAATAAGTATAGCTAACTCTGGTAAAACAGCTAGTGAATATACTAGAAAGTTATTATCTGAAGCTGGTAAAGTACGAACAGAAGGTAGAGATAAGTATTGGAAATCTGGTAAAATCGGTGAAACTAGAAAAAAACCAGTATTACAATACACTTTAGATGGAGATTATATAACAGAATATAGTGGTGTAAACGAAGCCAGTAGAAAAACTGGAATAAGTACTTCATTAATAATATCATCTTTAAAAAGGAAAAGAGTATTAATATCTGAAAGAAATCCATATATATGGTTATATAAAGAAGATTATAAAGAAATTCCAAGTAAAGTAGATCCATCTTTAGCAGCTATACTACCAGATTGGAAACCACAGATTTCTGATAAATGTAGACAGGCTAACATAGAGTCTAGAAAAAATAAAGTAAGAACTGCTGAAGAATTAGCTTTAATAAAACAAAGAGCTACAGAAGCATGTGGAAAGAAAGTACTACAATATTCATTAGATGGAAAATTGTTAGCAGAGTTTGATAGTATATCTGAAGCTAGTAAAAACACAGGTCAAGATAGAAAAACTATAGCTAATAGCGCTAATGGAAAAACAAAAGTAACTAAATCTACCAAGTTTATCTGGAAATACAAAGAATAACTTGAACACTCTAATTTTATAATTATGGAAGTAATCGTTAGAATAACTAAATAGAACCCATGGACTGGATTAGTAAAATGGTCCAACTGCTTTGATTACTTGAGTTCCTATTGGACAAGATCTGGTAGTCGTTACACAGGTCTAACTCAAGATAAAGCTAGAGAACTAGAACAGAAAATGGGTAAAGCTGAAGGAGAATTAGATCCTGATAGCACATTTTGGGATACATTTGCAATTAAGATTGGTAAGAAAGAATTAGTAATTAATACTGATAGACCTGAAGGTGAATTGCAATATTTATTCCTATTAGGACATAAGAGAGTAGCAAATGGCATTGATAAAGTAACTCCATCTACTGATTATGTACTTATAAATAAAGAAGCTGAAGCAGAACAAATTAATAAAGCTAACAAAGTTAAACGTGATGCTTATAGAGCACTGGATAAGATGAGTCTTGAAGATATGCGCAAATGTCTTAGACTTCTTGGAATTAAAGCTGACACTATGTCTAATGAATTAGTTGAAGCTAGACTTGGTGAAAACGTAGAAGCTGATCCAGCAAGATTTATTAGAATTTGGGTAGATAATCCTAATAAAGAAATTAACTTTGTAATTGAAGAAGCTTTAAGTAAAAATATTATTCGTAAGAACAGAGCATCATATTACTTTGGTACTGATCTTATTGGTAACGGTCTTGAAGATGTAATTGCATATTTGAAAGACAAAAAGAATCAAGATATTTACTTAAGTATTATGTCTGAAATAAAATCTAAATAATGACTAGAGAACAATTTCACTCATATTTTAAAGTAGCAATGGACAAGAACTCTCAAAGCGTAGCCTTTGGGGGTTGTCCTGCTTTCTTACCAGAAGAAATAGATTACTGGTTAGATCAAGGTTTATACCAAGAAATCAGTAACAAGTTTACTGGTAATAACTACTTAAAGACTAGTTTTGAAGGATCTGTAAAACGTATTCATGATTTAGAAAAGTTGATACGTACTGATCATAACGTAGGTGCTAATACAGAATCAAATAGTAATAAGTGTTTCATTACAAATTTATTTAACGGGAATAGAATGTTTTTTGTAGATGCTACATTAAACTTCAACAATAAGAAAGCTACTGTTAAATTAATAGATCATTCTGATGCTACTAAGTTTAAGAAAACTTATAATAACAATCCTTGGATAGAAGAGCCAGTAGCTGTAATAGAAGACAATACTTTATACATTTACTATGATCCAATGTCTATGATTAGCGATACATATTCAGTAGACATTACTTATGTTAAGTTTCCTACTAAGATAGAAGACTTACCAACTGAAGGTATGAGTGAAATACCAGAGTATATGCAGTTTGAAGTAATTAATAGAGCTGTAGAACTAGCATTAGAAGATATTGAGTCTAAGAGAATCTAGACTAAATCATAGTTGAACAAAATAGATGAATGATTATGACACAACGAGAATTCCAAATTGAATTTGAACGTAGACTATAGTTAATGGATCCTAATTTAGTTATTAAAGAAAAACTAACATCTGATACTATTATATCATTCATTAATGAGGCTATTGATAAGTTTTATAAAACTAGATATTCTGGTATTAATTTTAAAGCTCAGGGATTTGAATAGACCTAGAAAAGAATAGACGATTTACGCACATTAATTAAAAATAAGAAATATACTGAAAGTTCAATTAATAAAAGTGATCGTAATTCTTATTCTGTAGAGTTACCAGAAGATTATGTATTATTACTTGGAGATACAGCTGGCATACAACCAAGTAATTTAAACGAATGCTGGGAAGTTAATGAAAGAGGAGAATATATAACAAAATATACTGACACTCTAGAGTCTACAATAGAAACATTAGATAGACAGTTAAGTAATTCATTATCTGAACACAGACTAAAATATTGTCAAGCTAGACCTTTAAAGTTAATTCAAGATAATAATGTAATATTATACACAGACGGTAAATATAAAGTAAGTGAATATGAGATTACATACTTAGCTAAACCATCTGAAATTAATTCAAGTAATATTACTAATACCGAATATACAGATTTGCCAGAACATACACATATGGAAATTGTGAAAATGGCAATCTAGATTTATCTTGCTACTAAACCAATGTAGCATTATAATGCTTATTCCAACGAAATTGCTTCAATGGAATGAGAAAGTATTAATTATTTTTAAGCGTTTGTCTGACGTGGAAATCTGCAATAAGGAAAGTAGAAAGACAAACAAAGACAGCGCGCATTGTCTAATCCGTTAATTATGGACGAAAAATTATATTGTCACGTTTGTAAAGAATTCAAAGAGACTTCTCAATTTTCTCCTTGTAAGAAAGCTAAACTCAGAAATGGAAAAAGTTATGTATGTAAATAGTGTCAAGCTTTAGCTTAGAGACAAAGAAGAGAGAAACAAAAAGATATAGATTTATTAGATTTTACTTTAAAGAAAAGATTGTATGATGCTTAGAATAGAGCTAAGTCTAAAAATCAATACTATGATATTGATCTAGAATTTCTATATCAATTGTGGAATTAGTAGGAAGGTAAATGTGCTTTAACTGGAATACCAATGACTACAACAAAACACGGTAGAACTAACACTAATGTATCTATAGATAGAATAGATTCTTCTAAAGGTTATACTAAGGATAATATTTGGTTAATATGTTCTGCTGTTAATTTTATGAAATCAAATTTGAATTTAGAAGAATTTAAACAATATTGTTAGGCTGTAATTAACTATAAAAAATAAAAAAATTATATATGATTACTAGAACAGATACCGTACTTATCGGTAAAACATGTCCAGCATCTTATGCTACAGTAGATAATCTTACTCAGGGTGCTGTAGCTCTGTTCGATGAGAATAAGAGCTTGATTAAAGATGAAGCTGGTGCAGTAAAAGCATCTACAGTATATATTGGTGTAGTTGGTGATAATATGACTATCGCTTTACCTAATGGTACTAGTGCTACTAAACGTTCTGTAGAGTATTCTAACGCAATTCAGAAAGCTTCTAAACCTTCTTACGTAATTGGTGATTATGTTGCACCAGTTCAAGAGAAAATTGAAATTGATTTAACTAGTGCTACTGTTGTTATCGGTCACAGATATGTTTTGCGTATTGTTTACAAAGACATGTATGAAGCTCCGGGACAATTCACTCATACCTATGAAGCAATTGCTACAACTGAAACTGCTAATGATTTGGGTAACGCATTGTTGAAGAAGATTAACAAACATGCAAATCGTAGAGTAAATGCTACATTTGCAAGTCATAAATTGACACTTACAGCTCTTCCTAAAGATGATAATGAAGGAGTTTACTCTTTGAATGAGTATTCTGTAGTTTCTATGGAAGCTTCTCTGTATGTTACTATTCCTGGTGCATTGTTGTCTAATGTTCCTGAAGCAGTCCCTGGTGCAACTATTACTAAGACTGCTGGTAAACCTGGTAAAGGTTACTGGAAACAAGTACGTGATATGGAAGTACGTATGTTGGGTTATAAGGGTCATGTATTCACAGATGCATATCCTATCATTGAACCTAAACGTAATGTTACTGAAGGCGCATCCTACAATTACATTACTATTGAGAATGACAACTTGTACTTGTCACCTGACAATCAATACATTAAAACTACGCCGTTAACTACTGAATTGTATGTTGAAGAATCTGCTGACTTGAGTGCTTCTCAGTTTGTTAAGAATCTTAAAGCATTTATCACTGGTGTTGATACTAGTGCTGCTTAATAATACACGGTTTCTTTATTTAAAACCAGGCGAGGTTGAGGTTTTATCCTCGGCTTCGCCTTTTTAATTTTTATAAATATGAAAATAATTAATGCAAAGATAGAAAATAACCTTCTAACTATTAAATTAGATTCGGTAGCTGGAGTTACTAAAGTATATTTAGATAGTGTACTGTCAAGAACTTATCATTCTGATAGTGATGAAGATCACGAAATAGTTATTGATAGACCTCAAACAGACAGTAATAATATAAATATCAACATAGAAGAATATGACGCTACCTCGTTTATAGTAACAGTAGTAGGAAGTGAAACTGCTCACGCTATAGCATATGACGAAAAGAATCTATACTATCAAAAAGTGAACACATTGGTTAGTTTTTGTTATACTTGTTTAGATAAACATCAAAAAGAAAAAATATTAATGTTGTAGTTTAAGTCACAATTGTTAGACTACGCTAGAGCTAATAATCTTACTGAAGACGCTATACAGTATTATGTAGATATATGTCGTTTATTAGATATACCTAACGAACACATATGTTGTAAGTATAATAGAGTATTTAATTGTCATAGACCATGTAAAACTTGCAGGTCTTGTTATAATGGTTGTTGTTAGTTATGATAGAAAATAATTATAAAATAGGTAAACATTTGAACAATATGACTAAGTATAATATAACATTTGATCGTATTCAAATATTAAATTTAGTGTGTTCAAATTACGTAGAAGATATACTAAAACAAGGAGATACGTTTAGTATATTAGAAGAAGAGAAACACAAATTATTAGTACTAATAGATAAACTATTGAAATAATGGCATAGTATGCAACAACAGATGACCTTAGGGAATTAACTAGTTTAGTACGAAGCTTATAGGGTGATGTAACCACATTGAACAATAATGTTGGCGAACTTGATACATTAGTAGAAAGAATTAATCACCTATCTACTCTAAAAGATGTTACCATTACTTATATTACAGAAGGAGACTTAATATAGTACAGTAGTGATGGTACGTGGCATAATGTATCTCCAGCTGTATTGGCAGATTATATTAGTGGCGAAGGTGGTATTATCGACACTGCTGTAGTTAAAGCATTAATAGCATCAGAAGGCGGTAAGTTATTCTTAAGTAAACTATACGATGATACAGCATTGGGTGTTATTACATTTAAGAATAGTGTAATAGCTGATAGTATGATATATGCTAAAAAAGGAATTACTATTGGTAATTATATATCAGGACTACTTGGAGATGGAGCTATAATTGATGAACACGGTAATATAGAAGCCGGAAGCTTAACTCTTAGAGAATTCTTATCTGTACCAGAATTGCGTTTTAATCGAGTAGATGTAGTAAGCGGCGAACTGTGGAATTCTATCGCTTTTGGTACTATTGAATCAGTAGATACTAAAAACTAGATAGCTACTCTTAAACTAGAAGAAGGCGAATATAGTGGGTTACATGTTAATGATATATGTAGAGGTATATGGCATAATATTAGTGGAGTAAATGAAACTACTCCAGGTACAGATGAATGTGGGTTTGAAAAAATGCAGGGATTTAGTACTGCTTACTTTACCCCTATTGAAATTCTAGATGAAAGGGGTAAACAATTTAGATATTCACTAAAGCCTAATACTACTCAACATCCTACTGCTAATATGAAATTTGCAGTATATGGTAATTTCTTAGATGAGACAAGACAATCTAGTGCGTATTCTACTAGAGATTATAAAAGATTCTTAAAAGATGTTAGTACTTGGGCAATAGATTGGACTAATATAGCATCACAATTTGGTAAAATAGAAGGGTTGACTATTCCTGGAGCTCCAGATGATGGAGTACTACATGGAGACGGTGCTTACTTAACTAATGTCTACATGACAGGTGCTATGATTTAGTTTACTCCAGAACAAGAAGATAGTCTCAAAGGATAGGATGCTTACTCAGTAAATCTTACTAAAGACAACCTATCTGTTATTGTGGATAATGAATTAAACATATTAGATAAGTATAGCTAGCTAGATAATTTAACATTTGGAGTACAAGCTTTTAAAGGTACTACAGAATTATCATATTCAGATGTATATGCTGAAGGATCTTACTTCTTAACTTGGGAAGCAACAGGTCTTAAGTGTACGATGGCTAACGGTATATTCACAATTACAGATATTTTATCTGTTACTAATAGTCCTCATATAGACTTGTTAATTAACTGTGAAGGTAATGCTACATTTAAAAAGACAGTAGTATTATAGTTCCATTTACAACCTAATTCATTATGGACTACATATAACGATAATGATGCTATACCTGATAGACCTACTGGTGATGGTACTACTAACGGTTGGCATAGAAATTATACAGCATCTGCAATATGGATGTCTACTAAGAGTTCTATTGAAGTAGATGACCCTAATGTAGAATGGGGTGATCCTAATAGATTCCGTGGTGCTTCAGTAGCTGGTAAAGATGGTGAGTATACTAGATTTGCATATACTGAATCAAGCGTACCACCACCTACTCCTATAGGTGATACTGTTCCACCTAAAGACCTAAACAATAAATACACTTGGACTATGGACCCACCGCAAGGAGATCCAGAAAAAGGTATTTGGGTATGGCAGTCTATACAAACTGTTTATTCAGATAAGTCTACTTCTGGTTGGTCAGAACCTTTCCGTTTAACAGGAGCTGATGGTAAAGATGGTAACGATGGTAATGATATAGAGTTTGTATATAAGATTACACAAAATAATTCTGCACCTACTTTACCAGCTAATAGTAATAGAGATGATTATACAGAACCAAACAATGGTTGGTATGATAACCCACAAGGTGTTAGTGAAACTTGGCAATACGAATGGGTAGCTCAACGTACTAAACCAGCGGCTAAAGCAGGTACTGGTAATTGGGGTAATTGGCAAGGTCCAACATTGTGGTCTAAATGGGGAGAGAAAGGTATGGACGGAGACGGTTATGAATATATCTACTATCGTACTCAAGCTGAAAACATTGCACCTGATACTCCTGTAGCTGCTAATAATACAGATGATGAAGCGCGTCCTCAGGCGTTTATTAACGGTGTAGCACAAACTACTACTTCTCCTGGAGGAATGTATTGGACTGATGATCCCCAAGGAGTCAGAGAAAACTTGATGTTTGAATGGGTAAGTGTACGTAAAAAAACAGATGGCGTATGGTCAGCGTTTCAAAAACCAGCTATATGGGCTAAATGGGGTGAGACTGGTTTAAGTGGCGGTAATTATCAATATAGATATAAAATATCAGCTACTACTCCAAGTATACCTACTGATCAAGCTGCGTCTGGATGGTCTGAAGATTCTGAAATGGTTCCACCAGAAGGTCAATATGTATGGCAAATTCATAGATTTAAAAACGCAGATGGTTCATTAACTGCTTGGACTGGGTTAATAAGACTTACCGGAGCCGATGGTAAAGATGGTGAAGACGGTAATAGTATAGAATTCTTATACGCACGTAATAATGATAAAGACAATTATCCTCAAAAACCAAATTCTAATCAAACTACAGACTGGACAGGTACTGGACCAGATGGTACACAGTGGTTTGATAATCCATAGGGAGTAGACGATTCACATAGATATGAATATGTAACTCAAAGATATAAAGATAAGAGTACTTAGAAATGGGGAGATTATTCACAACCAGGCTTATGGTCTGTATTTGCAGATAAAGGTAAAGATGGGGATGGATACGAATACATATTCGCTAGGTTCTCTAGTTATGATCAAGCAGCTCTATGTAGTAGAAATGAGCAATATTATCCAGCTTCTCCTACTTATGGATCACAATATTTAAATGGTGATTATTAGCAAGATGATTATATACCTACTAAGACTTGTAAAGGTGCTACTTTCACTTATACCGATAATGGAGTAAGCGTAACAGAAAGCATACCATATCAAGTATGTTGGACACGTAAGAAAGAAAATGGTAAATGGGGAGATTGGAAAGATGGATTTATTTGGACTAAGTGGGGTAAAGACGGTCAAGATGGACAAGATGGAGATAAAGGAGATCAGGGTGATAAGGGAGACCCAGGAACACCTGGTACTGATGCTACTACTTATGTAATATCTCCAGGAGCAGCTACAATACGTTTGACTAGAACTGCATCTTATGAACCTAGTAGTATGACATTTAGAGCATACAAGAAAACAGGTACTGGAAAATTAACAGCTGTATCTGGTTATTGGGAAATATATGGTAGTAATAGTAGTGCACCAACTAGTTCATCTAGTGGTACAGAAATAGGCGGTGGATGGTCTGGAGTATCTAGTATTACATTCAATATAGCCAGTTCTGCTAAATATAATTATTACACTGTAGCATTTAATCCATCTGAGTATCCACTTTATAACGATAATCCTGTGGCAGCATCTGCAACCGTTACCGTTGTAGTTGATGGTTAGAATGGACAAGATGGGTCAGCTGCTAACACTCAATATACAGATATTAGATTTAGAGGAGTTTGGAATTCATCTACTAGATATTACTATGCTACAGCATCATCAATAGGTTTAACTAACTATGAAAATCCTAGTAATGCTTATGTTAGAGATTAGGTAATTTACAAAGGTGGCGTATATCTAGTTAAGTATGTTAATTCTGGCGGAGTATACGGTCAAACTCCTAGTTCTAGTTCAGCATATTGGGAATTAGTGTCTAGTGTTAGTGCCATGGCAATTAATACATTGTTAGCAGATAATGCTGTATTAGGTGCATTTCATTTCTCTAATAATGTATTTTGGTCAGGTGATGGAGGTAGTTCATCTAGTGCAGCTAAACTATATATGAATAGCAGTACTGGTGAATTTAGAGCAGAATCTGCAACTATAAAAGGAAATATTACTGCAACTTCTGGTACGTTTACTGGTACTGTGAACGCAACTTCTGGTACGTTTACTAGCGGTACGTTTACTAACTGTACTACTACAAATCTCACTATTAATAGTGGTACATTAAAGATGAGCAGTTCTATTACTAGCAGTTTAGGTACTCCAAGTTAGGCATATTCTATTACTACTACTACTAATATTACAGGTTCTGGTTTCTCTATATTATCTGCTACTAGTTCTAATGACTTAATTCGTGCAACATTTGGTTCAAAAGTAGTATCTGTATATAATAGTAGCTATAGAAATATTAGTGCATTAGCAGCTATAGCCATAGATGGTTACTATATTTCTGGTAGAAATACTGTTACTGTGCCGTTGTACATATCTGCGGCATCAGATAATGATGCCGCAATCTTTGTAGACAATGGTGCTTTCTATGGTTGGAACTTACCAGTTATGAATATTTCAGCATTAATTAATGGTGTAACATTTTCATGTGTATGTAATGTAACTTCATCTGGGTATACTATGGCCTTAAACCAAGGCAAAGTAGGAACAATGGTATTTATGAGTGTATCTAATGGATATACATATACTATTAGACGAGATTCATGTGCATGGATATCATCTACTGGTGTATATCAATCAGCTGGTACTAGTTCTACTACATATGATGATAATGCTAGAATATTTATACGTGTTGCTTATAACACTTGGTAGGAATATTACGTTGGTTAATAAAAAATTAAATAAAGAAACTATGAAAATAAATTTTAAACAACTCAAAGTATACGTTGATATAAATAAAACTATTGAACAGTATATTGATGTAGCTAAAGATTTAGCTGAAGGTTTATACAAAACATCAGCTGGAATAGCAGGTCACTCGTTAGCATTAAAAATATATAATTCTACTGGAGAAGAAGACTATAGTGAATTAGAAGTAGATTTAATTACTAAGTATGCTAATCAATATGGTACTCCTTTCTTTATAGATGCTTTAAGTAATATTAAAAATGAATAGTCAATTACACAATCAGATCAAACAGTTGAGTGACAGAGAACTACTAGAGGGCATCTATTAGATGCTCCTAGTAGTAATGTAGGAACAATTAATCAGCGATAGCAAATAGTTAGGTATAAACGTTATAGCTGATTTATTAGTAGATAATATGTATAGAAATAGAGAAAGAAATGAAAATAATAACAATGCACCATATATTAGGCAATAAAGTATTAGAATATGATGTTGATGATAGAGGAGTAATCGTAGATGAAAGAGAATATGATGCTGCTACTTATAATAAGAATAAAGATGATCTAGATTATTATGGGATATCTTTTACTTATGAATAGGTAAGTTCTGCTAGGACTAGAACTGGTATTGCAGACTATCATAAGAATCTACCTATATAGTCTAAGATGAAAGGTTGTACTGTGTCTTCTGATGGAACAGTAAAATATTTAAATCCAACAGATTGGACTAAGTATGAAGATGGTACAGACAGAGATTATACTCTTAATACTATGGTAGAAATACCTGAATTTTGGGCTTTAACTATAGCTACTGATGATAATATTGAATTAAGACTGTATCAACATGAAGTAGAAGGAGCTGAACATTTTCCTAAAGCATATTGTTCTGCATATGAAGCATATAATGATAATAAAGTATTAAAGTCTATTAACAATGGTACAGTTAAGCCAACAGTATCTATTAATAGATCTACATCTTAGTTATATGCAAGAGCTAACGGCAATGACCACTGGAACATATATACTTATAAAATACATAAAGCTATTGCTTTACTATATATAGTAGAGTATGCTAATATGAATGGACAATTAAATGTTAACGATCAATTAACAGCTGAAGGTTACAAACAAGGTGGTCTTGGTACTGGAGCTACAGATGTAGCTATTAGTGTCAATGGTGCTTCTGTTTACTCTGTATTTACTTGTGGTTGTACAGATAGTCTAGGTAATGGATCTGGTCAAATAACTCAACAGTTTAGTAATACTGATGCAGAAGGAACTGTTACTAGCACTGTTACTAGAAAAGCAAATAGATACCGTGGCATTGAAAATCCATTTGGTCATGTATTTAAAAATACTATTGATGTAATCGTTCATTATAATGCAGAAACAGGTGTTAATGATGTATACTATACAGAAGATCGTACTAAATTTAGTGATACATTAAGTAATTATGAATTTAAATGTAGTACAGTAACTGTTAATAATTGGTATAAAGATTTGCAATATACTCCACAATTTGAATTATTTGTAGCACCAGGGACTAGAACTCACAATCAATCTAGTAGTTACTTTACTGACTATACTTATCCATCTAATAGTACAGCTAATAGAACTGTTTTTATAGGCGGTAGCTTGGGTCGTGGTTCTGCTGCGGGTTGGTTCTGTTTGTGGTCTAGCAGCGGTCTTGGTGCTTCCTCTGCTGTTTTCGGGTGTCGTTTAGTATATCTGCCATAATTAAATTATAGGTTGTCTCTCCGTGAATAAAAAGCAGTAACTTGAGTAATAGTTCTAATGCAGGTTAGTTCTATTTGAAGTCTAACAACAGTCTTAGTAATTCCAATGCTGATATCGAGTAAATAAATTACTATTAACAATTAACGTATTTTATCATATAATAGCTACCTTAGGAGAGAGACCTTACCTCTAGGTAAAAAACATAAATTCATTAATAGGGCTAGTAGCTTAATGTCGAAAACTCTTATTTAATTTATACATAAAATCACATGGATAGAAATGAATTAATAAAAGAAGTAAGCAAATATTTCAAAGTTTAGGAATTAGTATGTCCGCATTGCTACTCCAAGTTTGGTGAATCTTCATGGTAGTTTATAAGTACTGAATTACTTAGTACTTTGTATATACTACGTACTAAGATATTCAATAAACCTATTACTATTAATACTTGGAAATCAGGTGGACAATTCTCATAGAGAGGATTACGTTGTAATATGTGTTAGTTAGTAAAGAATAAAAGTAGCATTTACTTATCCGCACACTGTTTAGGTAAAGCAATAGATTTTAATGTAAAGGATTTAGATAGTAATACAGTGAATAATATAGTAAGATAGAATGCTGAATTATTTGAATACCCTATTAGATTAGAAGCTAATACCAATGGATGGTCACACATCGACGTATACCAGCCAAAAGACTCTTCTAAGAAGCTTTTAGAGTTTAATGGATGAGTTGTTCATTTAATAAAGAAAATGGCTTAAAACGCCTTAAAATGCGTTATAACAATATGGATAAAGAAACTATATTTTACAGTATTATGTATTAGGATAGTTCTGCTATTAGTATTATACCAGAACTAGCTAATGCATATAATATGACCCCACATCGTATAGCTAAAGAAGGTGAGGTAATTAGTATACCTATTAATAGAACATTAGGTAGATTATCTTTTGTTGGTGGTCAAGATTGGATACATCCTATAGTAAATACAGATAATATTAGTATAGTATTTGATGCTAATAATACTGGTGCAGTAAGAGTGGCTAGACCAGTAATACAATATTGTGATCCAAATGGATGTAAAAATTTAGTGCAATTTGCATTACATTAGAATTAATAATTAAAATATACGTATATGACAAGAATAACAAGAAGCTATATAGCTCCAAATCCTAAAGAATTCGAGTATTGGGTTGATTTATCAGCAGATCCAAAAGGTAATGTAATTAAGTATTACGCCGGAGGTAGTAAATGGTTACCTTTAAACGATGATACAGATAATGATCAGAGTGCTAGAATTGCTGCACTTGAATCAGGTAAAGTAGATAAGGTGGAAGGAAAAGAACTATCTAGTAATGACTTTACTGATACATATAAAACTAAACTGGATGGTATTGCTGCACAAGCAAATAAATATGTTTTACCAACAGCTACAGCTGAAATTATTGGTGGAGTAAAGGTAGGAGCAAATATTTCTTATAGTAATGGTACAATTAGTCTTAGTAAAGCTAATGTGACTAGTGCATTAGGATATACACCTCCTACAGCAGATACTAAAGTGACTATAAATAACACTTTAACAAGTACTAGTACTACAGAAGCTTTAGCTGCTGCTCAAGGCAAAGCTTTAAAAGATTTAATTGATGCTTTAACCACAAGAGTTGCTGCACTAGAAACTCCAGCAGCTTAATAAATAAGTATACATATGGTACAAAATAGAATAATATTTTTTGCAACATCTGTTCAACCTAATCCAGAAGAAATAGACTATTGGGTTGACCTATCTGATAATCCTTATGGTGGTAGCATTAAATATTTCAATGGAACCGAATGGGTAAGGCTGGCTGCCTCTGGTGGTATACCTGATCTTAGCAACTACTATACTAAAACATAGGTAAACAAATTGCTTAATGATAAAGCAAACATTAGTGATGTAGATAGTAAAGTAGATGATGAAGAGGTAAAAGACGTAATAAAAGATATACAGTTTAATACTTCAAATCCTAATGACATTACTATGGTAATGTTTAAGTATGATGGAAGTAATAAAACTGTTTCAATACCAGTAGCTTCTACAAGTTCTGCTGGTATTATTACATCTAAAGACTTCTTAGACTTTGTTAAGCAGCATCAGTTATAGGAACTTCATACTGAGATGATTGATACCTTTGCTGATATACGTGCAAAGTATTAGAAGAAACTCATTGCAGGTTTAAACATTGAAATTGATCAAGAAACTAATGTTATTAGTGCATCTGGTGATCTAGCTGTACAATGGGATAGTATTACTAACAAACCAGATTTTAAACCAGTAGCTACATCTGGTGATTATAATGACTTAATTAATAAGTTAAAACCAGGTAAAGACGTTAGTATTAGTGAAGATAATGTGATTAGTATTGCTATTGATTCAGATTCATTAGAATAGTCTTTAGCTACTTTACAAAGTAATATAGATAAAGAAGCTGCTACTGCTCGTGCTGCTGAAACCAAATTAGGCAACGATATAGCTACTGAGAAGAATAGAGCTCAATCTGCTGAATAGACTATTAGTACTAATTTACAGAATGAAATTAATAGATCTACTCAAGTAGATACTCAACATACTAATGCTATAAACAAAGAAGTACAAGATAGAAAAGAAGCTATTGCTACAGAAGTTAGTGATAGAAATGCAGCTATCTTAGTAGAAACTAATAGAGCTAAGGCTAAAGAAGAAGAACTTGATAATAAGATTACAGATCATACTGCTGCAACTAATGCAGCATTAGCGTTAAAAGCAGATAAGTCTGATACTTATACTAAGGCACAAGTAGATGCTAAATTATCTGGTGCTTATAAAGTAAAAGGATCTAGTACATTTGAAGCTCTACCTAAAGATAATAATGTAGTTGGTGATGTATATAATATTACTAATGCATTTAACTTAGGTGGTAAACATTATGATGCTGGTACTAATGTAGTATGGACTGAAGATGGTTGGGATGCTTTATCAGGTTCATTTGATACTACAGCTATTGAAGGTAGTATTCAAGAAGTAGCTGATAACTTAGCTCAAGAGATACTTGATAGAACTCAAGCTGATACTACTATTAATAACAATGTATCTTCACTTACTAATAGAGTAAAAGTAAATGAAGATAAACTTACCATTATTAATGGTAATGAATCTACTACTGGTTCTATAGCTAATGCTATTAAACAAGCTAAATCATATACAGATACTACTGTAACAGCTGAATAGACTAGAGCAGAAAATGCAGAATAGAAACTAACTAGTGATTTAGCTAGTGAAGTAACTAGAGCTAAAGGTGCTGAGTCTGCTAATGCTACAGCTATAGCAAATGAAATAGAAAGAGCTACTGGTGTAGAATCTACTTTATCCTCAGACGTAGAACTTATTTCTAAAACTAAAGTAGACAAAGTAATTGGTAAACAATTATCCACTGAAGATTATACAACCGAAGAAAAAACTAAATTATCTGGTATAGATGATAATGCTAATAATTATACATTACCTAAAGCATCTAGTAGTGTATTAGGTGGAGTTAAGACTGGTAGTAATATTACTAATACTGATGGTACTATTAGTTTAACTAAAGCAAATGTAACTAGTGCATTAGGTGTAGATCCTACTACTACCTATGTAAAGAAAGCTGGTGATACTATGACAGGAGCTTTAACAAACAGTTCCACTATTAGTGGTAGTAAATTGATATCTACTGTAGCTACTGGTACAGCACCTATACAAGTAGAATCTACTACTCTATGTACTAATCTGAATGCAGATATGATAGATGGTTACAATGTGTCTGAAGGTGATAAAACAGGTATTCATTATACTAAGTTTTATGGAATGGGTGCTAATAACACAGATTGGCTGAAATTAGCTACTTTACCACTAGTATCACAAAATACTACTTCTGCTAAATATGTTATTTTTGAAATAGTAGGAGGTGGAAATTTTGGTAATAATCAATATAATTATTCTACACTAGTAGCTGGTACTAGATATAAAGAATCTGTTAAATTAGTTAAGTAGCAAAGTAATACGTAGCTTAGTGGAGATGCAGTAATAGCTGGATATGTAGTCACTTCTACAAATGTAGAAATTTGGTTAGGTTTTGCTGGAACATTTAGATCGCCTATTTCTATTACTTGTAAGAATAAACAATTAGCTAACGATGTATTAACTAGTAGTTTTGTTACTACTAAACCAGATAATTTTGTGTTAGGAGAAATTGTTACATTAGATGCTCCAGACTGGTATGGTGTATCTTGGTCAGAAACATCATCTAATCCAGATTGTATTCGTATTGGTAATATGGATATGCATAGAACACTGCCTATATAGAGTATGATGAAAGGATATCTTTATTTTAAAAACGGAAATCCTTTATATAGGATGTTAAAGCTAAATGATAGTTGGACTAAATGTGAAAATTATTCTGCTGGAGGATGGAGAGATGTAGATACTTTACTAGAAGACAATAACATAAATGTAATGATTAAAATACCTGAATTTTGGTGGATAGATGATTATATAGAATCTACTGAAACACATAATTTAAAAATATGTCCACATGCTAAACCAGGATGGTATCATCATAAAGAAGCTTATGTGTCTGCTTATGAAGGTTATATTGATGGGAATTATTATAGATCTTCTAAAAATAAAATACCCAGTGTTAATTTCACAAGATCTGCTGTAAGACCAAAAGCGAGAGCTAATGGTTTAGGAAATTCGTGGAATATATATACATATAATGAACATAGAGCCATATGTCATTTATTCTTAATAGAATATGCTACTAGAAATAGCCAAAAAGCAGTTAATACCGCATTAACAGTTGAAGGATTTAGACAAGGTGGATTAGGTTCTGGTTGTACTACGGGAACAGCTACTATTAACGGAAATCAAACTTGGTCGTTTATTCCTACTGGAAGTTCTGATAGTTTAGGTAGTGGTTCTGGTGAAGTTACAGTAACTATACAATAGACAGATTCATCTGGCTCTAATACTACAACTACTACAAGAAAGTGTAATAGATATAGAGGAATAGAGAATCCATTTGGGCATGTGTGGAAACACACTGACGATGTTATTAGTGTATATATTTCTGGTTACGGCGCTAGATTTTGGTATAAGTGCGATTCTCCAGATCATTTCGGTGATTCTATCTCGAATGATAATCCGTACTATAAAAATATAGCAGCAAATGCTGTAGTTACTGGATACAAAACAAAAATAGTAACTACGTCTACGTGTGACTTTTTCGTTTTATCTTGCAACAATGGTTCAGAAACAACATACTGGTGTGACTATAATTGGGACAATACGGATGGTTCATCACATTGTTTGTTAATCGGTGGTAACTCTGACTCTGGCGGCGGGGCGGGTCTGTTCTATCTTGGTTCCGGTGGTGGGGTTGGTTATTCCGGTGCTGATATCGGTTCTCGATTAACATATCTCCCGTGGGCGGAGTAATGACTTAATTATGCAATACGGTATAGTTAAGTAATACCCACAGGTTGCTTCTCTAGAATTAGAACGAGTATGCATTATTAGTTTTAAGTAAAAAAGTAGTAACTCTGACAATAGCAGCAAAGCAGGTCTATTCAATCTTAATTCCAATAATGAGGTTAGTAATTCCAATGCTAATATCAGTTCAATGAAATTGCGTATCATAATATTTTTCAGTCTATCATATAATAGCCAACTACTGAGAAGGACCTTACCACTTGGTAAAAAATATAAATAATTTATTAAGGGTTAGTAGTGAAATATCGAAAGCTCTTTGTAATTTTAGACTATGAAGAAATTTAAGAATTTATATTAGAAGATAACAGATTTAGATAATATAAAGCTAGCTCATCATAATGCTAGAAAGAATAAAACTCATAGAAACGATGTAAAGAAAGTAGATGCAGACATAGAAGGATTTTGTAAGTAGATACAGGATATGTTAATCAATCATACTTATAAAACTTCTGAATATTTTACTTTTAAATTATATGAACCTAAAGAAAGAATAATATTTAAACTACCTTACTTTCCAGATCGTATAGTACATCACGCTATTATGAACATAATGGAACCTTTGTGGATTAATTAGATGATACCTTAGACTTACAGTTGTATTAAGAAAAGAGGAATTCACAAAGTTCTTAAGTAGATATAGCATGATCTAAAAGATAGAGAGAATACTAAATACTGTCTTAAAATAGATATTAGAAAGTTTTATCCTTCAGTAGATCATGATATATTAAAATAGATAATTAGAATAAAAGTATCAGATAGGGAACTATTATAGTTACTAGATGAGATAATAGATTCATCATATGGAGTACCTATTGGTAATTACTTATCTTAGTTCTTTGCTAATCTATATCTATCTTACTTTGATCACTGGGTTAAAGAAGATAAAAACATAAAGTATTATTATAGATATGCAGATGATATAGTAATACTTTATAAAGATAAAGAGTCTTTGCAGACATTACTTAGAGATATAAAGTAGTATCTAAAAGATAATTTAAAACTGTAGTTAAAGAATAACTATTAGGTATTCCCAGTAGAAAGTAGAAGTATAGATTTTGTAGGATATAAAATATATCACAACTTTACTTTAGTTAGAAAAGTATTAAAGAAAAAATACTGTAAGAAGAATGCCAAACTGAATAAAAGAAGTACTAACTATAAATATTATAGAAGAAAAATGGCTAGCTATATAGGATGGTTTAAACACGCTAACTGTTATTCTTTACTTACTAAAACTATCAAACATAAAGAGCTATTGGATTACCTGGATATACGTAAAGGAAATAGAACATACGCATAATGAGTACGTTATAGTTATATAATCGCAGAGACTTTAACATATGCTAGCAGTAATAAATATTGACTAGCATTTTTATTTCAGATAAAATTATTTTAAGTTGTGTTGAGTAGAAGTTTATATATAATGAATCTTGCAAGACGTATATTTGCTAATGGATATCAATCTATAGTAGGTTGGTTAACAGGTATGGCAACTATACTAGCACCAGCTGCACCATTAATAGGTGTATCGTTTCTATTCATAATATTAGACTTAATCTATGGGTATAAAGTATGTAGACAAGTAACTCACAAGAATTATTTTGAATCTGGCAAGTTTTGGTCTACTATTGAGAAACTAGGATTTGCAGCTATAATGATAGCTGGATTTACTTTATTAGATAAGTTTATATTTATGACATATGCCGATCTGGTGTTAGCTAAAGTTGCAGCAGGAGCAGTATGTTTTGCAGAAATAATATCATTATTAGAATCTAGGAAAGCATTAAAACCTAATTCATTAGTTACAAGACTCTTCACAAAGATTATAAAGTCGAAAGCAGAAAAATATTTAGATGTAGATATAACAGACATCTTAGAAGAACAAAATACTATTACAAATGATACCAATACTGATAAGTCTAGCAAAAAGATTAACAAGTAACATTATCGGTTGGTTTAAAAGAAATTACAAAGCAATGGCAGTGATTATCATTACGATTCTCGCTGCCATTTGTTTTTATTAGAATAACTAGCTAGATAAGAAGAATAAAGAACTAGATAGAGTAACTAATAACTATCTTTACTATGAATAGCTAGCAACATAGTAGAAGAATGATAATAGAGTTCTATAGCTTACTCTAGATGAATTTAAAGAAACCAAAGATAGCTTGATACAAGAAGTACAAGCTACAGTAAAGAAATTGAAAATCAAAGAGAAGGAGTTGAAATAGGTACAGATATAGGGGTAGAAAGTAGTACATGATACTACAGTAGTAGTTAGATCAACTGACTTTAAAGTGGAAATCAAACCAAACAATTTGACATCAATCGTAATAAATAAAAGAGATACGCTCCTAACACATAGTATCGACATTCGCAATACACAATCACTATTTATTCATACTAAAAAAGAATATAAGCGTAATTATCGTAATTGGTTTTAGCGACTCCTTCACTTTGATTTTAAAAAACGAACTATTTATAAGTACCAAATTGATAACAGTAACAAGTTAATCAATGTAGAAAATACTAGAATAATAGATTTATCAAAATGAACTTTATAAGTCGAATAATTAAATCAATTAATGCAATGAGAGAAAGACTGAAAATAGAGCGTCATGAGGCTATGTATGGTCCACACTTCAATGAAGAATGTGCACTAAAAGCAGTCTCTAAGATGGAAAACGAAGATGCTATCAGTTCTTTGTCTAATACTTTAAATTGTGATATTAATGCTGTACAGACAGCTTTGAATACTATTAATACTAGCGTAAGTCAGATTGCTTGTGATACTAAATTGGCTAGCTGTGAAGTAATTAATGCTATTACTTCTGGTAATGCTAACTTGGCTTCTCAATTGGCTAACTGCTGCTGCCAGACTCAACGTTCAATTGACTCTGTTAATTTGAACTTGACTCAAATGAGTGCTGATAATAAACTGTCTATCTGTCAGCAAACTAATACTTTGCAGAATGCAATTACTAGTGGATTCAATAACTTACTAACAGATAATGCTAACAAATTTAATGTAATTGGCGCTAAGATAGATGCACAGACTCAGATGATCAATGATAAATTCTGTCAGCTGGAAATGCGTGAAATGCAGAATAAGATTGACACATTGCGAGATGAAAAACAAGGATACCAATTATCTGCTCTTACTCAACAATAGACTCAAAACTTAGTTAATCAGTTGCGTCCTTGTCCAGTACCTGCTTACTTAACTTGTAACCCATTCGGATGTAACGGTGGATTCACTGGTTACGGATACGGATATAACGACGGTTGCGGTTGTGGTTGCTAATAAGAAAGGAGGTAATCATGTTTAATCCTTTCTTTAATCCTTATCGTGTAAGACGTATTGACCAAGGTGGTATACCTACATTAGATACTATATTCTCTAATGTAGATACTACTAACAATACTGTTACTTATGGAATATGTCCATTTCAATGGAGACAATTGCCATGCAGAGGTTTAATATTATTAAATATTAATCATACTGCTACTGGTGCAACAGAAGGATCACTAGTATCTGTAGCTACTTCTGTTAGTTCTAGTTAGGTATCATCTAATCCAACTAGTGTAAATACTAATAGTGGTAAAGCATTACTAAATGGATCTGGTGATTAGATGCCAACAGAAGAAATTTCAACTGGTAATAAATATCTAATATACTATGATAAACGTACTGGAGTATTTCAGACTGTAAATCATATTGTAGCACCAGCTGCTGCTTAATAAAAACTTAGGGCTACCTTTTACGGTAGCCCTACTAAAACCAATTCAATTATGTTATTTAGTCAATTAAAAATAGGAGATCACGTGCACGTATTAGAAGTTCTAGGGACATTTAAAAAGACTACTGTTTATAGTCTTGGTTCTATTACTTAGGTTTCAAATCCTTATGATGAAGCTTTACCTCAAGGTTAGTTTCCAATACCAGGATAGAGCAGACGTAAACTAGTTGATGTGTTTATTAGCTGTAATGGAGAGTCTAAGAAATTATCAGTACCAGCTGAGCGTTCGATTATTAATGATACTTCTATAGGACTTACTGTTGCTACTAATAAAGAAGAAATAGCTAATATGGTTAGATAGAACTATAATGAGTTCAAAGCTAAAAAAGAAGCTGCAAGTAAGTATGATGAAGAAATGGAGAAGTGTAAAGATATTTTAGATCAACTAGAAGCACAGGTAGAAGCTCCTATAATAACTAACACTATTGATAATAGTAAAGAAATAAATGATTTAAAGAACGATGTTGCTGATATTAGGAAGATGATCGAAGATACTAAGAAGATGTTTATGGGAGGATTCCCAAAACCACCAATGCCACCTATGCCTAATGTACCAGCTCCAATGAAATAAAAGATATTTAAGGTAGACTAAAAAGTCTACCTTTTTTATTATGTGTGCTTATAAGAACAGCTATTAAAAAAAAGAATCAATGTATTCCTTTTAGGTGTAATAAATACAAATATTATTATTTTGCGTTTATAAATTGAGTGTATAAGATAAATAGGAGTAGCTACCTATGAATGCTAGCTAACGGCTTCTTATACACTCTTTATTATAAGTTAGCATAAAGTTAGTAAATATGGAAGAGATTTGGAAAGATATACCCGGATATGAAAATTACTATCAAGCTAGCAATCTAGGTAGAATAAGAAGTAAAGATAGATTGATAATTGTTAATGATTATCAAAACGCGCATGCATATTGTAAAGGATTTAGTTATGTGAGACCAGGTAAAGTATTAAAAGCTAGAAAAAATATGTGTGGTTATTTAACAGTTCCTATTTGTATTAATAAAAAGACTAAAAGTATATCAGTTCACAGATTAGTAGCTAAAACTTTTATAGAAAATAAATATAATCTACCACAAGTTAATCATATTGATGAAAACAAATTAAATAATAACATCAATAACTTAGAATGGTGTACAGAACAATATAATATGAACTATAATAATCTAGTTAGTAGAAGAGCTTTTAAACAAAGAACTACTAATAGCAGATGTAAGAAAATAATAAGTATTGATAGTGCTGGTAAAGAAACAGAGTATATTAGTATCCGAGGTGCTGCTAGAGAATTAAATTTGAATCAAGCCAATATTCAAGCTGCTATAAAATATAGCAGAAGATGCGGCAGATTATATTGGAAAATTAAAAATTAATAAATATGTCACTTAACGAATTAGTTGATGATATTCTATTAGAAGCTAGAAACAACTAGATTACTGAGAGTGAAAAGCTCAGTAGATACTAGATAGAATTGTGGATTAAAACATATCGAGCTTACCTATTAAAACAGAAGTTAGATAAGGGAGAGCAATTAGACTAGATCTTCTATTAGACTATACGCATGCATTTGGATAAAATAGAAGAAGATCCAGGTCATGCAGAATACCAAGGAGATAAAGAATTACCGACTTTACTTGGTACTAAACTTACTACTTCAGTAATAACAGTAAAAGATGCCTATGGCAATATTATTCAATTAGGTTCTGAAACTAAAATGAAATTCTAGAGATATAGAAAGTATACCTGTAAAGATTATATTGCATATGTTAAAGGTAATAGAATATATGTAGAAGGTGATGCTAATCAACTAGAATATATTGATGTAGAAATAATTGCTGAAGATCCTACTGAAGACAAACTGTGTTATGATCCAGATAAGGATGAATATCCTTTACCAGCTTATATGTGGGGTACAGTTAAGTAGTTAATCTTTACTAAGGATTTCTTAACTATGAGATAGCAAGTATCTGATACTACTAATGATAGTAAAGATGATACTTAGAATGTAATGAATTAGAATGTTAATAGAAGTATAAGACGATGAATGAATTGAATAAATCAGCATTTAAAACTGCCTCCTATACTATTCCATCGTTTTATAATTCTTATTTAGAAAGTATTGAACCAGATACTGTTTACGATATTGATTATACTACATACCGAAAAATAATAACAGAATACTTTCAATATCTGAGAGATTAGATAATAGAAGAAAGTAAAAGAGTAAAATTACCATATAGAATGGGTAGTTTACAAATAATCAAAAAGCAACCAAAACATTTAGATAGTAGAAGTCTTAGAATTGATTATTAGGCTACTAAAGAATATGGAAAGTTAATTTACTTACTAAACGAACACTCTAATGGATATAAGTATAGGCTATATTGGGATAAATAGGATTTACTAGTTAAAAATAAAAGTAAATACTAGATACAATTAAGTAGAGCTAATAAGAGAAATTTGGCTAGCATAATTAAAAATAAAGTTCACGATTACGAAGAAATATGATTTACAAAATGACAAGTAGTAAAGCCGTGATTGCTAAAGTAATTGCGGACTTAGGTTTAAATGAAACTGAAATACCTATTACAGACATCAAACAATGGATAGGAGAGAGTTTAATGAATATAGGTTCTGTTAATCAATTAGATCATAAAGTAGAAGTAATACCTATCAATGGCTATTAGGCTAAGTTACCATGTGACCTAGAAAGATTAAATAGTGTGGCTTACTCTACATGTGATTGTGGTGGTTGGATACCTATGAAAAAGAGTACTGGTACATTCAGTGTATATGATAAGAAAGATAACTGTGATTGTTGTAATATGATTATACACGATGATATATTAATACCATTAGTAAAGAACCTTCATAATCTTACTAAAGATAAAGACGCATTAGAAATACTTAATAAAGATACTAATACTAGATAGACACTTAGCACATTAATTAATAATTATACAGTTTGTAGCAAAAATGGTAGATTACAGCACACTAGTTTTAATGGTACTAATTTCAGTTATACGCCACAATATGACGTCAAACCAGGATATCTCATTACAAATGTTCCAGAAGGATATGCAAAAATCTCATATCATGCTATCTACACTGACGAGGATGGCATGCCTATGATACCTGATGTATAGTCTTATTTTGAAGCTTGTTTCTGGTACTGCGCATAGAAAATACTTTATATTAAATATATAAGAGGGGATGTACATAGATAGTTGTGGATAGATGCTAAGAACTCTTATAACTTCTATAGAAAGCAAGCATATGCTGAATCATTAATGCCGAACCAAGACGAATTAAGTGGGATTGAAAAAACGTGGAATCGTTTAATACCTGAGTTAAATTCAGATCGTACTTTTATGTCTACAATATCTGATCCCGAACATATATATAATTAGAATAGATATGACTACGTTAGATTTTAATCATAAAGCTATAAAGAACATACCTAGATACACATGTGGTATTTATAGCATACATAATAAACTTACTAATGACAGATATATTGGGTCCAGTACAGACATTAGAAGTAGAGTTACAGCACACTTGATAAGTGTTACAGGAAATAATAATAGTAGAGCTAATAAAAATCTTTTAAGCGATGTTAGAAAATATGGTGTGGATAAGTTTGAGATAGAAATATTAGAAACATGTGAAGATAATAAATCTACTATATCTTTTTTAGAATGTAAATATATAAGAGAATTAGGTACTTATAATTGTGTTAGAGTAGATGGTAGGAAAGTCAAGCGTTTTGATTTAGATGGTAACTTTATTAAAGAATACACTAATATAAAAAGTGCAGCTAAAGATGTAAATATACAACCTGATAATATATATCAATGTTGCTTAATGAAGAAAAAAACTGCTGTGCGAAAAAGTATGTGGAGATTTTCTGACGAATGTTCTTTTTCTAAAATAGAGGGTTATAAAGAATATTGTCCAGTTGGTGGAAGAATAGGACATAAAATTGTTTAGTTTGATAAAGCTGGGAATTTTATCAGAACATTTAATAAAATTTATGAAGCTGCTAAATTATTAAATGCGGATTTGGCTACTATACATAGATGCTGTAAAGATAATAAAAACAGTTTCAATAGAACAGCCTATGGATATAAATGGAAATTCTATGAAGACTATTTAAAAGAGTGTGCAAATGGAAATTAATAGTTAGATAAATACCTTTCAAGGAGGTCTCAATTTAGATAGCGATATTACTATGTTATCCGATAAGTAGTACAGATGGGCATAGAATGTTAGATTATTAACAGATAATGCTGGAACTACTGGAATTCTATAGAATATAGAAGACATTAGACAGTATTTAGGAGGTTTAGAAATCTCTGAAAATATACTTGGTACTGCTGTTAGTAGATGGTATAATGTAGATAAAGAAAGAGTCGAAGAGTGTGGGGTTGTATTTACTAAGGAGCTATATGAACAAAATAGAATCAACAATCTCTGGATAGTAACTGATTTTGATAGTATTAGCCCAACTTGGACACTGATCGTATCGGCTTAGTTAAATGTAACAGATAATGTATCTATTGTTACTAACTTTGAATCTAATAATGTTAGTAAAGTATACATATCTGATGGTAATACTTCTATTAAATGTATTAATATATAGAAGAAATATAATACAAGTAAGACTAGCCCAATAACAGATAGTACATACTTTGATCTGTTACCGAGTTCTACTATCGCTCCTTTTAAATTTATCGAGTGGACTTCTGGTAATTTACCAGCAGGTATGGTACAATATTGTTACCAATTATTTAATGTACACGGAGGCGAAACTACTACATCTTCCTTAAGTTCTATGATACCTGTATCTTCTAGTAACGCTAACTCATCTAAGAATTTTAATGGAAATAATGCTGATGAAAGTACAGATAAAGGGTGTTTATTATCCGCAACATTGTTCAATGACGGTAGATTTGAAAGAATTAGAATAATAGGTATATAGTATACTAGTAAAAGTCAAACTCCAAAAGTTTATATTATAAATGAATTAGATTTACCTAAGTCTGATAATTCTGTTATCACTTTTACTTATAATGATATAGGTAAAAATTATATTAGTGAATTATCTATTGAAGAATTTAATAATCTAGTACCATTTGAATTCAATGCTAAGAGTATAGCTAAAATGAACAATAGATTATTTGCTTCAAATTTGTAGGAATTAACTTGGGATGTTGCATATGATGCAAGAGCGTATAGATGTAATAAAAATGGAACAATACAACTAAATTCTAGTATAACAGAGAATTCACTTACTTTAACTTTTGATTAGTTATTAGGTCAAGGTAATGATTTTATTATACCATAGGAACACGATTGCATAAATCCTATGAATAGCCAAATAGTGTATCCTAATAATGAAAATGAAGAGTACGCTTATGGTTATGATGATAGTAGAACAGTTAGAGGTGGTAAGGGAGTAAATATAAGTTATAGATTTATTACTACAGATTTAATAGAATCTGATAATACTCCTTCTGTAGATGAAGAAGGTAATAAGTTATTAGCATATAATTTGGAATTATCTGCATCTAAAAGAATAGATGGTACTATTAAATTAAAATGTCCAGAGAATGGTCAAACTGTATATATCTATAATAACGATAATGCATCTAGAATAAGAAATTATAGTGATCCATTTTACGTATCTAATTTCTTAGGATATTAGAGAGACGAAGTATATAGATTTGGTATCGTATTTTACAACTAGAAAAATATACCTTCTCCAGTACATTGGATTGGAGATATCAGATTTCCATCTGGTGATATTGAAGGATATGAACCTTTTACTTTTGCTGATACAGTAGATGGGTCAGGTAACTATGAATTGGTATCTCACCCGTTAGGTATAATGTTTTATGTACAAAATCTTCCTATAGATGTAGTAGCTTATGAAATAGTAAGATGTGATAGAACATTAGCAGATAGAACTATAGTAACACAAGGATTACTTAATAAAACTCTTAGATTTAACGGTTGGAAAAACAACACTGAAGATTATAGAGCTGATTATTCTATTGGTAGTATAGATAGAAGACCTACTATTATGCCAACATATACAGATACTGCTGTATCACCGTTTGCACAAGGAATATACCATATATATGATAATAAGATGGTATAGCAAGATACTTAGGCTATAAACCCAATAGATGTTAACGGTATCTTTGATTTAGTAACAGCTGATATATGTTTTAATAAAGAAAATTCAGATTCTATTGTTACTAGTAATATGAATATAGTACCATTGTATTGTGCTCATTCTGCTACATATTGCAATGATAATGGATATAAACACCATAGATTAGGCATTCCTTTTACTAAAGTAATGGGTCGCAATGATAGCAATCAAACTGAAAATTCATTTGGTGGCGTAGTAGAAGGGTCTGATTATGATGGAGATCGACCAGCTATTAAATTGGAATCTGGAGTATTTGATGGATTTGAGCAAAATGATGGCAGACTTAGCGGAGGAGTGTGTAAGTATTATTAGATGTTTGGTAAGAATTATGCACACAAAGATAATTCTAATTTGCGTCAATCTTTTCCTATAAAGGATGTCGTTAAACCTACTAATATATCTCCTTATCAAGAAGCTTTTGATGCTAAACAAATAGTAAACTATATAGATAGATTTGGGTTTATCAATTATAGCATTGGATCTAACGAAGCTCTTGGACCTCATGGAGTATGTTTAGCCGTTAGCGCTCCAGATGTGTATTCTGGTGGTTTTACAGGTATACGTACAACACCAATGTTGAGAAAGTTTAGATACAACTCTGTGCTTTTTGTTAATATAAAAAAGAGTGCTACTTAGTATGGTGGCAATACATTCATAAGTAGAAGTTACTCCACTTATTATAGTACTAATACTTATGTCAAAACATCTTGGGAAAGATATGATACAGCTATGTGTTTTGGCGGTGATACATACTTAGGTGTATTAGATTATGCACATACTTTATTGTTTACTAGAAACGATCCAGATGATAGAAATGGTTTTAAAAGATTTGTTGCAGCTTATATACCTTTAGAATCTAGTGTAAACTTGCACTATAGAAACGATGAACATTTTTCTCAAGATACTACAGTATCTACAGGCAATGCTCAAACTGGAGAGGCTAATGTATATTTTTTAACAGAACCTGGTGCACTAAATACAAACTATACTCAAGGAAAACCTATGTATACATATAATTCAGCATATTCTAGTACTAATACCGCTAAAGGTTATATTCAAAGTTCTATATACGCTGAAGATAACGTAAAGAGTATGAATCGTATTACGTGTTCTGAAGTAAAGTCTATTAACGAATAGACAGATAGTTGGACTAAATTTAAATTTGCTAATTATTTAGATACAGATAGTACATATGGACCTGTTACTAATTTAAAAGTATTCAAGAATAGGTTATACTTCTTTTAGGACAGTTCTGTTGGTATAGCTTCTGTCAATGATAGATCATTAATTAATGACAATAATGCTGGAGAACTAGTATTAGGTACTGGAGGAGTATTAACTAGATATGATTATTTAGTTACACAAAATGGTAGTAGTATCATAAATGATAAAAGTATTACTAATTCAGAAACAACTTTATACTGGCACGATTTTGATAAAAATATAATATGTTCATTGGGTAATGGATTTAATGAATTATCTAAAGTAAAACAAGTATAGACATATTTAAATAGATTGCCAGACTCGGCTAGAAAAAATCCAGTATCATTCTATGATAAAAAATATAATGAAGTATGGTTTAGAATATACGATAGATGTTTAATATTTAATGAATAGTTAAATGTATTTACATCTTTCTATACTCATAATCCAAACTGGTTCTTCCCATTTTCTACTAGATTAGTTACTATTAAAGACAATAATTGTTACTATTTACACAATATGTATTACGTAGATGATAGCAAAGAGAAGGAAGAACGTATATCTTATGTAAGATTTGTAGTAAATAAAGATATAGCATATACTAAAGTATTCGATAATCAATGGTTTTCTGCTGAATTTGAAGATATTGGAGATGAAGAAAAACCTACATTAATAACAGATATACATTTTGAAACTAAAACTCAAGTGACAGATCCTATAGATTACAACAACATAGAAGTTAGAGAAGATAATTATAGATTTGCAATAAGTAGAGAAAAACAAGATAAACCTGATTTACAATAGCAAACTAATATGTCTTATGCTGGAAGAATGAGAGGAAAGTATTTAATTTGTAATTACACATTTGATTGTAATGATAACAAAGAGTTCAAACTTCCATATGTTAAAACAACTTATAGATATTCAATGTTATAATATGAAAACTAAGAAATTAAAAAGAGTTCCTCGATATGCTTTCGGCGCTGATGCTATTTCAAATTGGGGAAACATGAGTGGAGTAGATAAAGCAAATGTAGTTACACAAGGAGTTGGAGCTATAGGTAGTATGATAGGTAACGCTACTAGTGGATAGAAACCTACAGCAGCTGGTGTAATAGGTGGCATAGGATCTGGAGCTGCAATGGGCGCTTCTATTGGTGGACCTTGGGGAGCAGTAATAGGTGGAGCTATTGGTGGTATTACTTCAAGTATAGGTTCTGGAGGTTCTGTTAATGAACAGACTGGTGAGTATGAATTACCATCAGGAATAGCTGGTCTATTTGGTCATAGTAAAAGTTATATACGTAATAAAGCTGGTAGAATTAAAAACGGGATTCAAGCCAGACAAATGTCTGAATAGGTAGCAGCTGATTACTATCAAGAAAATGGATACAACGAACTGAGTTTATCTGAAGGTGGCGTAGTACCATCCACCGTAGCTTACTTAGATGATGGTGAAATGTTGAGAACACCAGACGGAACTATAGGTTCTATACCAGAAGAAGGTAAACCTACAGATTCTAATTTATTAAATGTACCTGTTGGAACTCAAGTATTAAGTGATAAGATTAAAGTTCCAGGAACAAATAAAACATTTGCAGAAATGGGAAAGAAGTTAATGAAGAAAAGCAACAATAAAGCTAATAATATATATGCTGAAAATAGTTAGATGCTAAATGAGAGAAATAATTAGATAGCTTATCAGGCACTATTAGATTAGCAAGAAGCTTTGAAAAGTAAAAAAATAAAGAAGAATACTGCTGCTTATGCAGATGGCACTAAAGGCATTAAACCATATGGATATAATAAAAATATGTCTGATTTTAAATACTGGGATTCAGATAAAAATAACTATACACAAGATTACTTAAACTGGGTCAATGGTATCACAGATCAAGATGTAAAAGATATCTATGGTGGTAAATATGGAGATATGTCTACTTACTTAGGTAAGAACAAAGGAGTTATACCTACAGTAGAACAAGCTAGATCTTTAATGACAGACAGAAAGTATGGCGATTGGCATAAGATTGGTCAAGCATATGTAGATAGTAGATCTAATCAAAATAATGGACCTAGACATATACCATCATCTGAAGTAGCAAGTAGATTAGGTATTCCTTATAATATTAATGCTCCTATTGGTAATGTAGATACGGCTAATGCTAGAAGTAGTAAATACTTTAACTATACTGGTAATCCTGGACAACTTCCAGTAGGTAATATATATGGTACAAATAGTAAAAAACCGAAAACTCCAAGTGATAATAACTGGTTAGATCTAATAGACAATATAGCTGCATTAGCTGGGCCTATTGGTAACATATTCTCAGGTAGTCCTGAAAGAGTAGAAACATACACTTATGATCCAGTATATGGTCCTACTGATTATAACATAGATCCTATACTTAAAGAAGATACTCTAAGCGATAGAATTGCTAGATACAATATGGCTAATATTAATCCTAATACTGGAGCTAATATGGCATTTGGTTTACAATCAGCAGTTAATAGGAACAAAGCTATCGCTAATGCTTATGCTACTAAGAATAATGCTGAAAATCAAATGGCATTTAACAATGCTCAAATAGCTAATCAATGGGGACAACAGTATGCTAATGCTAGACATTTAGCTTCTGTAGAACAAGCTCAGAATGATGCAGCTGCTAGAAATATTCGCAGAAAAGGATTTGGTGATTTATCTACAAGAATATAGTAGATAAGTAGAGATAAACGTTTAACTAAAAGAGACTCTGCTGTACTAGAAGCTATGTTACCTTATTTGGAATATGGTATGACATCAGATCAATTAACTAAATTATATAATAATTTGAAAAGATAATGGCAACGAATAGATTTGATAAACCAATAGAAAGTGAGTATATTAGTTAGTATACACCAATACCCTTTGAATAGTTATATGCTATAGGTAAAGCAAATAACGAAAGAGTAGATAAAGCTTATTAGGATTTAGGTAATCAGTTTACTAAGTGGTCAGAGTTTAGATCACCATCAGCTGTAGATACTAAGAGATGGTATGATTTAACAGTTGGAGCTGGACAAGATGTAGTAAATAAATTAGCAGCTAATCCAGATTTGATTAAAACAGCAGAAGGTAGATCCTTAATACAATCGTTTATTAATACTAGACCTTATAATGAGCTAAGTTAGTTACAACAGAGTAGAGAAGGATTACTTTAGAGATAGAAAGTAAATCAACAACTTATGCTGTCTGGTAAGTATAATCCTTTATGGCATGAAGTTGATTTTACTAATTATAATACTTTAGATAGTGGAGTATTTAATGATGTTGCTCCATTAGCTTATAAGTCAGAAGTAGATTTAGTAAAACCTTATGTTGATAATCTAAAGCCTGGATTTATTAGACAAGAAGGTGCTTATGATTGGAGAGGAGTTTCATCTGAAAGAACAGATCAAGAAATAGCTAACAATATTTCTGCTATATATAACACTCCTGAAGCACAGAAACATATACAAGTATTAATACAGCAAGGATATACTCCAGAACAAGCTAATGCTTTATTTGCTAATCGTATATATAGAGCTGGTAGAGAATTTGCATATGAAGATAGAGAACTTAATCCTTTATCTAAGATATACGAAGAAGATAGATTGAAGAGAGCTAGAACAGGACAACAAACTGCTCAAAAACCCTTTAGATTGACAGAATCTATTGCAGCTACTGGTGGAGATGCATTTAAATTAGGAACTCAAGCTTACATAGCTAATAAATATAGAGATCAGATAAATTCTTTAACCGATCAATATAATAAAGCTGTCGAATCAAATGATACTCTATCTGCAAATATATTTAAGGAACAATTACGAAAAATATATAATGAATCTAATAGTTACACACCAAATAAACTGTTTAATGAAATATTTAAAGAATATGCTACAGATGGTAAATTAACTGATATAGATTTATCAAACGCTACTAATGATATTTTGAATAGATTTACAGCTCCATCTCCTATAGCTTCTGTAAATGATTTGTTACAAACTACTATACCAGGTGTTACATCTGAAACGGTTACTACTCCATTAGGTAAATATAGAGTAATAGCTAATCCTAGACAATTAGATTTAGCTACAGATGTTATATCTGAAATAGCTGGTTATAAACATGTAGAATCTGGAAAGAATAAGTTTAGAGATGCTCTTAAAAACGGTAAGCTTACTAATGTTATTCTTCAATAGGGAGGTAATATTCTTACTTTACCTGTAAATAAAAATGGACAAGTACAGCCTAATTCTAGTTAGGTAATTACAGTAGCTATACCCCAAAGTCAATTAGATGCGTTAGGTATAACAGACGCAGATATGGTTATATCTGGGGCTAAAAGAATATACGATCGCTTTGGTAAGGTGTCTCTATCTACAGAAATAAAAGAAGGAGATAAACGTAAACTACCATTTCAAAGATACTTAGAAGAAGGAGAGTATAGCAGTAAATATAACTATGAAGGAAAAGTATCTTACAATGTTCCTACAGAAGATGTATATTGGTAGATAGAATTACTAAATAAACTTCCAGATCCACAAGATAAATTAAATACTGAATACTTAGATCAACAAGCATGGAAGCTATCTATGACAGATGCATTTAGATCTGAATTATATCCAAGTACACAACAGGAAGCTTACGGCATTGGTTATTCTGCCGGAGAAGAAGAAAAATAAAATCACATAAAAATGGCTAAGAAAAATAAATTTAATTTGAATTCCCCCTCACTAGGACAATAGCTAGTGAGGGAAGCTATGACTCCGTACAGCGAAGGGTTTGATATATCGCAACTACCATAGTCATATGGAATAAATGAATTTACTACAGAACAAGAAGTGCCAGTAGTAGAAGAAGCTAAAGATAATAAAAGATCTTTAGCTGAAGATATTGTATGGAATACTGGAAAACTAATAACTAATGTATTAGATAATGCTAATCCATTATATCAGTATATACAAAAAGAAAGACTTAGTGTTGGATTGTCTAAATTACAAGACAATTTAATGGAAACAGAATCTAAATGGATACCACAGATATAGGAAGCTCAAAACTATTTAGAAGCTAAGTCTATTGTAGATAATATCTCTAATAATATACTTACAGATGAATAGAAAATGGCAGTGCAAACTGTCAATTAGTTAGAACCTAATATAAAAGAGTATGCTAAATCTAATCCGTACTTAAGAGATTTATTCTACGATACAGATCCTACGAATGTAAATGGTAGTATAGCTATAAACTTTAAAGCTTTGCTAAATGACTTTAAAGATAATAATATATTCAACGTAAATCCGCTAGATAATATAGCTACAGCGTTAGAAGATAATGCATTAAACTAGGAAGAACAAGATTTCTTATGGAACAATAAATAGCAACAAATGTCTGATAAAGAAAGATTAGACGCTATTTAGAAAGTATTATCTGATGCTAATGATGAATACGAAAATAAAACAGCTAAGATAGTAAAAAGATAGAATACTTTAAAGAAAGGTAATTGGTTGTACGATCCTACTGCTCTTACTAAAGAATTTGAGCAGAGAGTAAATGAATCTGAGTTATCTATTACTGATCCTAAATCTTGGTTTTATAATCTAGGTCATATTGGTAGTTCTTTGTCTGAAATAGAAATGATGTTCTTACAAACAGGAACTTCAATATTAGCTAATAAAGCAGCTAGAAGTCTAGCTGTTAGAGGTGCTATAACCGCTGTTCCAGGTATTGGTCAAGCAGCTACAGCAATTGCTTTAGGAGAATCAGCTTTTAATCTTTGGTTAGCTAAATATTACAGGCAATCTGAAACAGCTAGTGAAGTGTTTGACAACTATCAGCAAAGAGTATTGCAAAGTGCTAACGATAATAAGACAGATGTAAATAGAGTATTAGAATCTTGGGAACCTAGATTAGGTGAGTTAGGTTATCCTGTAGATTAGATGGACGAAAATGAAAAACTACAAGCTGGTTTAGCTCAAGGTCTGACTACAGATCAAAAAGATTTTGAAGAAATCAGAAACGATGCTTTTGATGGCTTACAAATGGTTAGAGATGTGAATGACGCTTTAAGTTATTCAGATTATTTACAAAGTATGCCGTTTTCCTATGGGGGTAAAATATTATGGAATTAGGCTAGTAAAGCATTAGCAAAAGCTAGAGGTATAGAAAGACCTTTAGATGAAATACCAAGTGTAGTAGACTAGATTGGTTTGGGTAAAGCTATTGACAGAGGGGTGGAAAATATTCTGAACAAAGCGTCTAGACCTGGACAAAATATTACTAGGAAACATTTATTAGAAAACATTGGTAAATTCGCTAAAGCTAATGCTATTAATTTTGTATCTGAACGTAGTGAAGAAGGTGTTCAATCTGTAGTTGGTAGTAGATATCAAAGAGGAGAATACGACTATTTAAAAGACAAAGGAATAAATCCTATATCTGCTGCATACAACGCTGGTCTTCTTGGGTATGAAGCCAATCTTGCTTACTTTGGTTTATCAAACGATAATTATCTAAATACAGATGATGAATTAAAGAAGGCGATGGATATTGGTGGATTCATAGGTTTAGTAATGCCATTTGCTGGTAATGCAGTACAATTGAAAAATGCAGTAAGACAGTATGCTTCAGATAAAGAAGTACAAAAACTTATTGCTAAAGGATATAGTAATGCTGAACAGGATAACAAAATGGATGTCTTCCTCGATGCTTTACAAGCTGGTAAAGATATTAATTATGTTACAGATTATTTAGAGTCTGCTAAAAAATTGAAACAGCCTGGAGTAACAGATGAAATGATAGATGAAGACAAAAATCTAGCTACTAATCTGTGGGCTGAATATCGTAATAAATCTATTGATGAAAATTTAAAAGATTTAGGTATTAAGAGAGGCAGCTCTGAGCATAGAAAAATAGTTAAGAACTATCTACATATTAAAGATAGATTGAATGAGGCAGAGCAATCAACTAACGATGTAGCCAAAGAATTAGAAAAGATAATAGAACAAGGTAAAACTAATAAAGATGATGTATTTCTACAAAAAGCTAGAGAATCTTATGACGCATTTGTTGAAAATAAAAGGTAGTCTGATGAAGATTATCAATACAAAATGAACGCTACTCCAGAATATGCAGACGAAATAGAACAAGATTTTTTATCTACTTTACCTACTTTTGATGAATATTCAAATGCTGTATATGATATTACTTATCTAAAATTATAGAATCAAGCTATAACAGATTTGTATAAAGCTCTTACTAATAGAACTAAAACTTTACAACAGTTATCAGAGGATACTGGTTTAGATGTAGATCTCAGAAATATAAATAATATGAGAAACTACATTAAAAGAGAAAAAGAAAGAATAGAAAGAAACGTTCAACAAATAGTAAGTACATATGGTATACAAAATTTAGATTAGGCTCAAGATCCAGTAAATGCTGAATAGATAAAGAATTATGTAACAGCGTTTGTAATGAATAAAGCTGTAAGAGATAGATTGAGAGATCAAGCCACAGCTTATATTACTGGTAAACTTAAAGCAGAATCATATTAGGATATCAAAGGATATTTGTTCAAAGATTTATCTGAAGAGCAATAGGATAATATTATACAAGAATATACAGATAAAGCACTAAGAGAAGGTAAACCTCAACCTAGTAGAAAATCTATTATATCTAAGTATAATCAACAAGCTCAGATGAAGTATAATGATTTACTAGAATTAGCTGATCAGGAACGTGCGTCTAGAATTGTAGCCAATTCGTTATTTGCTGAACATCTAAGTAAATCAGTTAGATAGGAAAAAGTTGCTAGAAAAGAAAAAGAGGAAGCTGGTGAAGTACTACCAGAAGAGGGAGTAATAGAAAATCCAGCAGCTGCTATTGAAGATACTACTAAGAAACAAGAAAAAGTAGAAGTTAAACCAGAAACTCCAATACAAGAAGGAGTACAACAACAGCCTGTAGTACAAGAAACTAAAACAGAAACAGCAGAACCTGTAATACCAGAGTCTATGTCTACAGATGTAGATGAAATTCTTAGAGAAGAAGAGCAAGCTTTACTAAATCAAAAAGGTAGATAGTTAGAAATAGAACCTAGTAGCGAAGATGTTCTGGTGGAAGGTTCTATAGAAGAATAGATACAATAGCCAGAAAAAGAAGTACAGGATATTATAGCCAGAGAAGAAAAAGTTGATGTAACTGTAGACGATGTTAGTCACATAGAAGATAGCACACCTTCTCCACAAGAGCTAGAATAGGAAGATATACGTAACAGAACTTTATAGAATCCTGATGAAGTATCTGGTGTTAGTGAACAAACATCTGAAGAAGTACCAGAAATTGCTGTAGCTACAGATGCTCAAGAAGCAAATGAAGAACAGAACACTAATACAAAAGATAAAAGTAATCCAGTACCACCAACTCCAACTCAAGTAGAAGACAGCAAGCCTGCTCAGGATGCTCCTACTATAACTATAGTTGATGGAGGTATATATGTAAATGATGGAACCACTTTTATATCTGATGAAGTATTGGCAGCAGAAGCTCAAATGCTAGAAGATACTTCTACTGAAGTATATGGAGAAACTGGCTACGCTAATATGAAACCTGAAACTGTTACTAATAACTCTGATGCATTGAGTAATAGAAAGGTATAGAAAGTAAAACATGTTTCTAACACGTTTTTCTTCCAACCAGATGCTGCATCTCCAATGAATATTACTGTGAATGGTAAACCTATTACTTTTACTAATAGTAAAGGAGAAGTAATACCTGTATTACCAGGAAAAGAATTATCTAAAAGACTTTTAAAGAACGGTTGGATAAATTCTGTAAATGCTTATTATATAGTAACTAACCATAGATACGGAGACACTTCTCCATATATGCAAGCTATTCACTTAGTATTAGAAGATACTGATGGAGTAATGATAGCTTCTCTAAGAACTCCAGATTATGTAGATAAAGAAATAGCATCTGGTAATTATAATTCTGAACAAGTTCAGTAGTTACAAAAGCAGAAAGAAAAGTTAATAGAAATTAGGCAACAGATAGTAAATGCTTACCTTGGTAGTAATAAAACTATACCTACTACTATTATAAAGTCTGTTAAACCGGCTAAATTAAGAATAAGTAATGGAGAATTTAATAACCAAAAATCTCCAGAAGGAGCTCCTGTAAGACGTAAACTTACAGAAGTTAATGACTTTGGATTAGAACAAAATAACGTAAGAAAGTTAGACCAACAAGTAAAGGAATTGCAAATTGGTTATGGTACTGGTTCTGTAAAAGACTTTGTTACTGAAACTTTTGTAATTCGCAAATTAGGGTCCAATGACGAATTAGCTGGTAATGGTGTTGGTAAATCTGGAGCATTATATATATTCCCAAAAGCAGAACAAACACCTAATGGTTCTATAGCTCCTATTCAATTGTCTATACATAAATTAGATTATGATATTTATGGAGATGAAGTTGAATTGGGAAAAGATGGTAAGGTTAATTCTTTAGCTGAATTAGCATATAAGTTATTAATTGGTAAAGTAAAACTTGGTGGAGCTGAGCAAGATGTGCTTGATATTATTGTTAATAATGGTTCCAAAACCATTATTGGTGATGAAGTTGGAGAAAAATATCCATTTCTAATGGATAAAATGTTGTATTATCATCCTGAAGAAGGTAATACGCATATACAATTTGCTGTAAGAAATTCTAATGGTAGACACATAAAAGTAGAATTTGATCCTAGCAGAGCTTCAGAATCTCAGCATAAATTAGCTATAAGAAAAATAGCTAAAGATCTGCATTGGAATACAGATAAGTATGCTTTATTGGAACCTATACCAAATAGTATTGTTAGACTAGCCACTTCTTACTTTAAATAGTATCCAAATGCTAAACAATTTAAGATAGCAGGTTTAGAGCAATTAGCTTTTACTAGAGAAGACTTAGGAATAGGTACTGATGAAGGACCAGTGTCTTTACTTACTTGGTTAATTAACACTGGTAAAATTGAAACAGACTTAGGTGATACTATATATAGAGCTCCTTTCATATATACAGACGGAGTAGCTGTACCACAAGTTACTGAAACAGAATTAGCTAGTGCAAGCAAACAATAGCCAGTATAGAAATCAGCATAGAAAAAGGTAGAGGAAACTAACAATAAACAAGTAAAATTAGATAATAAACCTATTTCTACTACAGGTATAGAATATGTTTCTACTGATGAGAATTGGTCTGAAGAATAGATTAAAGATTGGATGAAAGCTAATTCTCCTCAATATAAATATAAAACTGGTAAATGGCAAGTAATTCGTAGAAATGGTAAATTGCAAGCTGCTCAGAGATTAGCTAAAAGGGGTTTAACTTCACAAGTAAAAGGTGAAGGTAAATTAAATGTGGATGAAGCTAGGTAGTGGTTGCAAGACAAACTGGGCATTGACAAATCAGATATTGTTACTTCAGAAGCAGTATTTAGAATGGCTAATGCTCCACAAGTATATGGTGCTTTAAAAGTATGTATGGATAGACTCAGTGGTGATGCAGCAGCTAGAATATTCTTATCAGAACAATCTGGGCAAGGAGTAGAATTCCACGAAGGTTTCCATTATGTAAGTTAGTTATTAATAAATGATAAGCTTAGAGAACAAGTATATCAAGATTATGTAAAACAATATCCATATTTAAAAGATGCTTCTAAACAAGAAGTAGAAGAAGCTCTTGCTGAAGAATTCAGACAATATATGCTAAATGAAACCAAACCATCTATAGCATATAGAATTAAGAAATTATTTAATGCAATACTTAAAGTATTAGGTATTACTAGGAATGGAGATTTAGTAAGAACTTTATTTAATAAAATACGTAAAGGAGAGTTTTCAAAATATAAACCGTCTAAGTACACATTAGAAGATTTTGAAAAAAGATTTGGTGGTGCATTATACTATTATGTTCCAGGAGTAGAGGATAAAGAATTAAAGAAAATGGCTTCTATAGCAGATGCTACTACTTTCTATGCAGTAGTAGATTCTTTAAATGCTACAGTAATGGATACATTTAATATTAGTAGTATTGAAGATTTACAAAGTTTACCTAAGAAGATTAATGATATATTCGATGATATTCTAACTACTAACTTAGAGTTAGGAATGTATGATGAATCTCAAGAACAACTTATCAAAGATGTAATCAATAATAAAGAAGTATTCAAGAAGCAAATAGATGATTATTTAAGAAACTTTAGTATTATCAAAAAGAATACTGAAGAATCAGAAGAACAAGAAAGAGAAGAAAGAGAACTTGGGGATAATCCTGATAATACTTGGGATAAAGAAAGTTATACAATAAGTAAAAAAGCCAATGTAGCTTTCAAAGCGAAACTATTCTTTTATTCTATTCCTAAAACTAAATACGAATTTGATCCAGAAACAGGTAATAAATACTTAGTAGAAGAGGAAGATGACTTGTTGATGACTACTAGATCTGAAGATTTCAATGTTGTGTGGAATAAGATATTAGAGAATCTATGGAACGTTGAAAGTTATTTAGACTTAGTAGATAAGTGTTATAATCTTGGTAAAGTAGATCCGTTCTTTATGACTGTATATAATAAGTTAACTTCAAAAGATGATCCTATTGATGAAGTCACTTAGACTCAGATATTAAATACAGTTAAAAGTGCAAAAAATAGTTTAACTGCAATAATTGTAGAAAGAAAGCAAATACCTTTTGCACAGAGAGGATCTGATGAACAAATAGAATATGCTACACAAGAATATTCTAATAAATTAAAATGGAGAATTCAGAATTCTGATGTATATAGAAAGATAAGTAGATTACCAAAGAAATGGTCGCAATAGTTCTTCTTGTCAGATTTAATTGATGTTAATGAGGATGGTACTAGAACTATAAATCAAGATAAGTTTCACTCTGCTGTATGGAAACATAAAATATTTATAGATAATGTATTAAAAAAGAAAGATAAAACTTTGGATGATTATGTTAAAGTTAGATCTAGCTTTATAGATATGTGTAATAATCTATCTATTAATATGGACGATTTAGCATTAGACTATTTACTTACTAATGGAACTGGTTAGCCTAACATGCAATCATTTGAGAATTTCTGGAGATCTGCAAATGCTAGTACTTCTTTAACTAAAAGTATATTAAATAATATTAATATAGCTGCAATTAGAGGTACAAGTAGTATAAAATCCAGAAGTGGAGAAACTGCTAGAACATTCGATAGAATATTCACTAGTAGAAAACCAGATGCTTAGATAAATCTAATGGCTATAGCTTGGGGTAGAACACATCCATCTCCAGAAGAATTTAGTGTAACTGGAGCGGATGGTAATCTAGTATATCCTATTACAGAGAATAATTATATGTCAGACCAAATAAGATGGTTGAAATATAATTTGAACGGTAAAAGAGAATTATTAGGCAAAAATCCTTACTCTGCAAATTCTTTGTTATTACAATCTATAAACAGTAATGCTGATTTAATTAAATTAAATACTTATCTAAACTTAGAAGAGAATCTGCAAAACACTAATCGTGATTACTTTGGTATATCTCCTATAGAGGATTACTTATCTAAAATGACATTTGGATTTAACAATCACTTATTTTGTCCTACTATGTCTGATAAAAAGACATGGCACACTATAAGTGGTATTCAAATGGTCAAGGATTTCTTACCATCTACAGCTATCACTGATTACGAATACAATGAAAACGGAGATATAACTAGAGTTATATTTTAGGATCAAAAGAGAAGATTCTCAGATAGAACTTTAAATATATTCAAGGGATATTTAAGAGATGAATATAATGCTATATAGAAGTATTTTGCTACTAAACAAAGTGTTATAGATAATCCCAATCTATCTGTTGGTAATTACTATGGTAGTAAAAAAGGTAAATACTCTGATGGTAATGGAGGAAGATTTAGATATTTTAATAAGATAACTATTAACGGTGATACTTATAATTTAAATGAAATTCTAGCTAAAGCTGAATATTCTAATGATTCACAGTCTATACAAGATATTCTGAGTGTAATTAAATAGGCATTAGATAACGATACAGTAATCAAAGAAGCTATCAATGATTTGTTAGTAGATTATGTAAATAATGAAATATCAAAAGCTATAGAACTAGGTGTGATAGGTGAAGACTTAAGTAATAAATATATACCTATAAACTTTGTAGAAGAATTTGAAAAGATAAGTTCTAAAACCGATAGCAGAGATAAGGGAACAGATGTGATATATTCTATTATAGCTTCACATGCTATTAACAGTGCCATATCTACTATAGAAATAGAGAAATGTTTTACTGGAGATCCAGCTTTATATAAATGGCAAAAAGAACTTATGATATATAAGCCTAATGATGATTCATTTGTACCTGTTATATCAGATGAGAGAACATTAGAAGCTTGGATAGATAAACATGATCCAGATGGAGATAAATTAAGCTATTCTGCTTATTATATGATAACTGGTCGAGATGTAGATAAAATTAAACGTCTATCTTCAGTACTGTCTACTGGAGCAAACTTGAGAACTAAATGGGGAGATACTAAGGATTAGGAAGATAGAAGTGATTCTAAATTCCAAGTATTGTAGTTATCAGATAATGAAATAGGATCTACAGTATATGATACATTATATAGCATGTTTAGAAAATCCTTAATAAAGGATATGTTCCAAAAAGAGTTTGGTGTTACTGATTAGCAAGCATTAAATGCTGTTAAGGACGATCATGCTATAGAAAGTACATTAGGTAGATTACGTAAAAAGAATCCAGACGCTATTAAGTTTATTGAACAACAAGCTAAAAATAGTGCTAAACCATATGCAGATGGAGAAATTAATCAAGCAGATGCTGCTGTTTATATCAGACCAGAATTCTATAAGAGATTGATGAAGTCTTTGGGAGAATGGAGTCCTGAGATTGAAGAAGCTTATAACATTATGGAGTCTGACGATAGTTGGCTAAATGATACTGAAAAGTATCAAAAAGCTATTAAAGCTATAACACAACCTCTTAAAATGGTTTACTTCGGTGATCACTTTGATTAGACTCTTGGTATGAATGTAAACACATTTGATAAAATGGCTTTATTCCCATTATTTAAGACTTTTGCCAAAGCTGATAATAAATATTTGTACAATCGTATGAATGATGCCAGTAAAGGTTATATAGATATGGTAGCATTTGAATCAGCTATTAAAGTTGGTGGTAGAAAGAAGTTATCCTTCTATAAAGATGGTAAAGTAAACTTATCTGAATTAACATCTAATAGTGATGTAGATGGCGTTTCTGGTAAAGGATTGGCAACATATACTTAGGATTTAACTCAAATTAGATTACAGTTAAATACTGATCCACACGAACACCTTGAAAGATCATTTGGTACACAAGCTATTAAAATTGGTTTTGCTAATGTAGTAGATACTCGTACTTATGGAGAAAATAAAGGATTAGCTGTAAAAGGTTCTGAAATTAAGAAGAACATTATGGACGCTATTAATTCACTCTCCAGAATAGGTTAGAATAAAATAAGAAAAGAGTTCTTTACTAACGGCAAAGTAGATAATCGCAAAATAGTAAATTATCTTTAGAGATAGGCTACAAATTCAGGTATGTCTGCTGAAATAATTGCCAATTTAACAGTTGATGAAAATGGAAATATTATAGTACCAATTGAAGCTCAAAGTATTAGAGATTGGATTCAAACTAAGATAACTTCTTTTGTCAATAAAGCAGTAGTAGATGTAAATACTCCTGGTGGTTCTGCTATTCAGATGTCTTCATTTGCATATGAAGCTGTTGGTAGAAGTGTAAAAACTGATGCAGAATTAGGTTCAGCTTTTAATCAAGGAAAGAAATTAAAATTCTTAGCTAAAGAAGGTCATATGCAAGTTATACTTAGTGAAAACTTCTTTAGAGATATATTACCAGAAGAACTTAAAAGTGCAAGTTTTTATAGTAAACGCAAATGGTTAATTGATAATGGTATAATAGGTAGTAGAATGGTAGACGGTGTAGAAGTAGAATCTAAACCTTATGGTATAGGATATCGTATTCCTACACAGGGTTTGTCTTCCATGTTCTCATTCCAAGTAGCTGATATTATGCCAACTACTATTGGTGATACAATCATAGTTCCGGAAGAATTTACAGCTATGACTGGTTCTGACTTCGACGTTGATAAACTTTATCTAGCTACATATACATATAAAGATGGTAAAAGAGTAAGTTCTGATGAAAAATCGGAACAAGGTTACGTTAATAAGTTGCTAGATAATTACTCATTAGTACTGACTGACTTTACCAATATTGCTGAAACTAGAGCTTCTATTGATACATTAACAAAGATTCTTCAAAAGCAGATTCTTCCAATAGTTCAGCCAAAAAATACTGTAGAAGTAAATCCTATGTATGAATTAGCTCCTTCTTTCTAGCTTTCTAGAAAGACAGAGTATACTGGTGGTAAAGCTGGTATTGCTCCATTTGCACTTAACTCTACTAATCATGCGTTAACTCAATTTACTCACCTATGTATCAATTATTCTAATGCTAATAGATATAACTTAGGTCAGTTAGATTAGGTATATGGAGAAGATGATCAACGTATTATGGACTGGTTATCAGCATTGATTAACGCCCACGTGGACGTTGCGAAAGACCCATATATTATGGCTTTGAACGTAAACTCTATTACTTATAATATGACTTCTCTACTCATTAGAGGTGGTAAAGGTGAGAATACTTTCTACTTCTTAGCCCAACCTGCATTGCGTAGGTTTACTAAAGAAATGTTAGAAAGTAAAGGTATAATAGGTGCAGAAAAAGGAATAACTGAAAGAGATAAACTTAAATCTATAGCTAAAGAATATATGACTTCTTTGAGAGAAGCGATTGTATCATTAGATGATAGTGATTCTAATAAAGCAAAGTATGCATAGTATTATAATAGTTTAGCTAGTGAATATTCACTTCCATCTATAGAAGGATATGATGCTGTTGAGGTCAATTATAATGATGTGTTTGATAAGAAAGTAGCATCTGAAGCGTTAAAAAAACCAAAAGAAGTCAATGGATTATATCAACAAGTCATATCTATTAGAGCTTATCAAGATTTGTCTTCAGATACAGAAGTTTTATCAAATTTAGTTCAATTATCACAGATTGATACTAAGAAATTTGGTAATACCTTACCGTTACAGTTAAATTTCAAACGTAGATTAAATAGATATATAGATAATTATCAAAGTAGGTTCTATATAAATGGAGCTGATAACATAGAAAAACCTATAAACTATTACTTATCTTCTACATTCCTTAAGTAGAAACTAGATGCTGGTATAAATACTCCTAGAATATTATTAAGCGGACAAGTCATAGAAGCTACAAAAGGATATAAGACAATATTTAATGCTGCATGTGACTTCTTTTTAGGTAATTCTTCAGATAAAAATACTGTAGCTGAATTATCAAAAATATTAACTACCTCACTAAGAACTAAAGCTGTAGTAAATGCTGTTGAGGACTTTAATATTAGTGATAAGAAGTTCCTTAATATGTTAAGAGGACCTAAAAGTATAGCTAAAAGGTTAACTTAGATTAAAAATGATTTAAGAAAACGTAATGATTTACCAGCAATTGCGTTCAATGGTCATATTAAGAATGAGTTACTTAACTATCTACAAGAATATGCATCTGATGGTACTAACTAGAAATATGATAGAATAGTAACAGCAGATAACGCTTTAACTAATACTGCTACTTATGAAAACAGATTATTGTCAGCATATCAAGATCTACTAGACTGTGAAGATGAAAGTATAAGAAAATTTGCTAATAGATTAGGTGTGTATGCTTACTTAACTAGTTTCGATAATAGAAGTACTGATTCATTCTTCGATGTAATAACTACTGCTTGGAAGAAACAAAAAGGTTATTCAGATGCAATTAAAGCTGCTATAGAAATACTTAATAATGATAAATTAGTAGGTATGGATTATTTTGGTTTTAATTCTGAAAACATGCAGAATAATAACTTTACAGAGTTATTTACAGAAATAGCTAGAAATGCTTATAGAAACGATAAGATAGTTAAGCCGTATCAATTAAGTAATTACGATAATAAATATGGCACATTGGTTCAAATAAAGCCTGATTCTAAACCAATGCCAGCAGTATTTAGTAGTTGGAGAGCTAATCAACCATTTATTAAGATTCAACTTAATCCTAATGACATCAATAGTTATATATTGTATCAGAAAGTAGCAACAGTATATCAAACTGATGAAAATGGTGATCCAGTAAAAAATACAAAACAATCTGTATATAAAATTATACCTGCACTTGGTACAAAAGATGATAGAAAAGTGTACTATGAATACCAAAAACAATCTGGGGAACAATCTGCGTTTGAAGAAAATGCTTTGCCTAAAGAAGCTATTTGGAACAATGGACAAATAGAACAATTAGTCTAGAAATTTTTTGAACCTATGACAAATAAAAATCATACCACTTTAGTGTATGAATCTTCAGATGCTATAGTAATTAATACTGTAGAAAAACAAGAAACAGTTAGTTTGGAAGAGCCGGAAGTTACAACAGTAGGTTCAGATTTAGAAGCATCTAATGAAATACATAATACAGAAGATACTTAGTCTTCTACTACTTATGGAGAAGTAGACGAACAAATTTCTACAATAACGGTAGGACAAGATGATTCTGTTACGTTATCAGATATGCAAGTAGATATGGAAGATGGAACTTAGACTATAATAAGTGACGATGTATTGAATTTTACAGAAATAACTGATGATGTGTTTGGAGAAAGTCCATACTTTGATTCTATATTAAATGCTGGTATTACTCAGTATGAATAGGTACAAGATATAATTACAGATATGAATACTGGAACTGATACTGTTCAAGATATGAAATTTAATGATGAAGCTTATAAAAACTGTAAAGGTAAATAATTATGATTATATGTCCAAATTTTAGTGATAAGAATGTCCTAAAAGAATTTAATGAATTAAAAGAATTGGTAGGCGAAATTGGCGCCTACCATATCTGGAACGAAAACAATGGTAATCCTATTGATTAGACAAAAGATGGTAAGCCATCTAAGCTATTTTCAGACTTACTGTAGTATTACAATGGTGATAGAGCTGCTGCTATAAAAGGGAGAGCTAAAACCTTTACAGAAACATTTAATACATGGTTTGAAGGATCTACAGCCATAGACGAAAATGGTGAACCTATTATTACAGAATTTGATGGAGATAGAGTGTTTGTTTCTGATCCAGAATATGATTCTACTAAAGAATTAACAGAACTAGATCCAGCTAGAATTAAATCTGTTGACAATACTGGTTCTTTTTCTACTTCTGATAGTCGAATGAAGGGGTCCGAGCTAGATGAATCCTTGTAGTATTACTTAGCTAATAGTCTAGATGAAAGGTATCAGCAAGATGTACAAGAATATATAGAAGCTTATAGATAGTATTTTGATAAATATGATTATGCTACTAAAGAAAATCTTGAAAAAGAATTAGAAAGAGTAATACAAAAAATACACGATGGTCTTAAAGCCAGATTATATACTCTGAATAAAAAAGATACTAATGTCACAGATGAATTTAAAGCAGCTTTAACATTACAAATATCTGAATTAGAAAATAGGACAGTAGATAGAATTTAGAATATAACTAACTTTATATATAGTACTAAATATGATATATTATCTACCATAAGACAAATCAGAGATGTGGTAAATGGAGTGTAGGATAAAATGACACTAAAGTAGTTGTTAGATCTAAAACAAGATTTCTTTAATTTTTATTGTCCAATGCTAGATGAATGTGTTAATACTTTATCTGCTACAGAAGAATATAAATATATAGTTGGAGAAAATCTATATAGAAATTTATTAAAGGAAGCAAAAAGAATGCAGACTATCCTAAATGTAGGAGCTAACAATGTTAATAATATGATTACTAAGTAGTCTGCTGAAGAAATTAGAAGAATTGGTATATCTGTTAATAGTCCAACTATAGAAAATTATATATAGGAACATCAAGAAACAGTAGGTAAAGATATATTAGCTATTACCGCTTGGGTAGGAGCTGGAGATAAAATTAACGACGAAGCTATTAGAGCTTTATTTCATATAACTCAAAATGCAGAATTTGAAGTTAATAGAGCTACTTATGAAAAGTATAATAAACTAACAGAACTGTTAAAAAAAGCTGGTACTTTTAATCAAAAAAAATTAGTAGAGCTTGATGAAAATGGTTTACCTACTGGATATCTAGTCAGAAAAAGAAACTATGGTAGATTTAATAATGACTATAAACAATTCTTAAAGTAGCTCAGAAGTGATTTAGGCATGTTAGATGTAGATGATTTACGTTCTGTAAATCCCACTATACGTACAGAGTATAATAAAAGAAAAAACAAATGGTTATCGGAACATTGTGAAAGAAAATATACTCCCGAATACTATGAACTATTTAACAATCTATCACCTTTAGCTGCTGATGCTAGAGAATTAGTACAAATCAAAATACACAAATTACTAGATACTGTAAAAGACGCTAATGGATTCTATGACACAAGTAAGTTATCAGAAGAAAATCAAAGTAAACTAAAGGATTTATATTTAGAAAAAAAATAGTTAGCTAGTATATATGGTATAGATGGAAAATTAAAACAAGGTGAAGAATATGAAATAGCTGTAGAACTAGCTGCATTAAATGATAAGTTGTCTAAAGGTATGGTTTTAAAATCAAATAAAGCATTATTTGATAAAATCAAGGCTGAAAAAAAAGCAAATTTATCTGAAGCTCAGTATCAAAGATGGTTATAGTATAATTCTAGAGATGAGTATACTTAGGAATTTTACGATGATCTTTCTAAAGTAGAAAGATCTGAAATAAATAATGAATCAGATAAAAAGCTATATGAATAGTTACAAGAAAGAAAAAGAGCCATACTTAAACAATTTAGAGATGATAAGACACACGAAATTGAAAAATTAATACCAGGAGTTGCTCAGGCTGAATTAGATAAAATAGATGTAGATTTATATAAGATAAGAAAAAGAAACGGTAAAAAGAAAACTACTGGATTAAAATTCAATGATATAGCTAAAGTGATACCGTCTAAGCTGTTCTATAAACTTAGAGCTGATGCTATTGCTAATGGAACTTTAGCAGAATTTGAAATGACACATTGTAATAGAGATAGTCAAGGTAATATATATCCTAAATCTTATCTCACAACAGTTGTTCCAGTAAAAGAAAAATACATACTTAAAGAATAGCCATCTATATACTTTTCAGAGGTAGATTAGAATTCTCCATTTGTTAATAAGAACTACAAACCAGAAGTTGAAGACCAAGGAGAATACTATTTGCCTAAATTAGAACTATATGATAATTCAGAAGCGTTTAATAAAGTGTCTTTAAATGAAGATTTACACGAATTATATAAAGAATGTGTGAATACTCTTAAAGAATCAAACAGCAAACTTACTAATCTTACTAATTTAAGTTCATATAGATTGCCACAAATATCAGGTTCTATGTGGAGATATGTTAGAGCTAGAGGTTTTGAAGGTTTTAAAGAATATTGGAAAGATAAAGTATCTACTAGAAATGACGATACTGGTTTAAACGATGAAACAGTAGATACTGGCACAGATAAATTATATTTTGTTCCACAGAATTATGTTAAAAGTCTGGATGATCCTTCTACTATTACAGCTAATACTGTTGGCTCTATAGTAGAGTATTTTAAAATGGCTGAAAACTTTAGAATAAAAAGTGAACTCAAACCTAAAACCGAAGCTATCTTACAATTTATAGGCAATCGAGACGTTAAAAGTAAGTACAGAGGGAGAAGTAAAAAAGGATAGGAATCTAATATATATAAGTTTGCTAAAAGTTTCGTAGAGATGAATATATATGACATTAAGACTAAATCTGCTATATGGGATATCAAAGAAAGAGATTATTCTATACTAGGATTTAAAGGTCATATAAAACCTAGAAAAGTTAATTTTACTAAATTAATGCTAGGATTAAAAGCATTAGGAACTACTGTAAATCTAGGTTTAAACATTATATGTGCTACTACGGGTTTTTTTACAGCAGTCTATAATGATATAATTAATTCGCTTTCTGGTAGATATTATAGTTTTAGTGATAGTCTTAATGGAACAAAAGCATTAATTGTAGACTTATTTAAAAACAATTTTAGTTTACTTAGTGATTATCATAATAGTACATAGATGAAGCTAATGGAATATTTTCAAGTGGGCGCTGAAATAAAAACAGACAGACTTAATCTATCTACTTTTCAAAAACAAATAGCTAGAAACTGGGCTTTTGGAGTATACTCTTTAAGTGATTATGTTGTAAAAGGTCATATTCTAAATTCTGTTATGTACAACTATAGATACGTAAATGGAGAGTTTCTTAGTAGCGAAGAATTTAAACGTAAATATAGTAACGACGAAGTAATGTTAAATCAATGGAACACATTTAGATCCTCTAGAGATTTAGTAGAGTATAAAAATGGAAATATCGTAACCAAAGACCCTGCTTATCAAAAAGCCTGGGATGCTAAAAAAGAAACCATTGGTAACACTGCTAGAAATTTAGCTCAATCTGCTGATGGTTAGCTTACTCCACTATAGAAAACTATGTTAAGTAGTAATATTATAGGAAGTTTAGTAATGATGCATAGACAGTTTATGCCTATTATACTTCAAGAAAGATGGGTATAGAATAGACAATGGGATTATAGTTCTCAAAGATATAAAGAGGCTTTGTTTAGAGTTCCTTTTAGTATTATTTCTGCAATAAGAAGAGATACTAGGAATATTAGTTTATGGTAGAAGTATATGTAGAATTCTACATACGATTAGCGTAGAGTAATAAGACAATTATCTTTAGAACTAATAGGTGTACATATATTGCATTTCTTCTTAATGCCAATAGCAAAGGCTTGGGCAGATGATGATAAAGATAATATATTAAAACAATTATTAGCTTTTGCTTTAGTAAGAACAGATTTTGAAACTATGATGTCTTCTACTCCTTGGGCAATCCAAGACGCTATCTCAACTATCAAAACTCCATTCCCCATTTATAGTTATTATGATAACTTTTCTGGATTAATTTCTACTGTACCAGCATGGGTACATAATCTGATTAATAATGAAGATGAAAAAATAGATAGAGGCGCTTATAAAGGTTTTTCTCCTACTTTTAAATTTGGAATGAAAATAACTCCGTTTAAAAATATATGGGAATTATAGGATATACCTTCTAAAAGAAGATATTACGAAACTCAAATTGCAAATAGAGATTCTGATTAATGAAAAAGGCTGGATTATTTCCAGCCTTTTATTTTTAACAAGTACAAGTATAATCAGAGCAAAAGTCATTTGACTTAAGCAAATCATCAAATTGATCTAAGTAGTCTTTCCAAATAACAACTAAATCTTTTACATCTAAATAACTATCAGTAAATCTACCTTTTTTACAGAATTCTAATTCTTGTATTTTATCTTTACTAACTTTAAATGAAAAGACAATATAAGATTGTTTATTTATAGTATAAGGAAACCAGTTATAATACGTTTTATTACAACTGATTTCCTCTATTTTTTTAGATAGTTCATAATGACTACTAAACTTATAAACTAAATATAATTTTCCTTCAGAATTGTCTCCTTTTAAATTTGTATACATATTTACAAATGCTGGACAATCAAAGTAAGATATCTTTGCTTCTATAAAATCACTTAAAAATATTAAGCATTTATTATAGTTTTTCAACACCATCACCTTCGTAGTATTCTACTGAGTGATCCCATTGATCTGTACTGATATGATATGAAATTTTCTGTAAAGAATTGTTAATTAAATCAACTTTCTCACTGAGTATTTTATCATTTTTCATGTTAAACACTCTAATTTGATTTTCAGAATCTTTACCTATAGCAATAATATATGCTTCAAAATCATATTCTTCAGAATTAAGATTTAATATCTCTTGCATATACCATTGAATTGCTAATCCATAATAAGCAATTTGTCTGTAATAATCATATTCTTCTACAGAATGTGCAAAATCATAGACATTTACAGTTGTTTTTAAGTCAATTAGAATTATCTTCTTATTAACATGATCAAAACATACTCTATCTAGTAAAGATTTACATTTAATATTATTGATTCTATTAACTTGCCAGTTAATATGAAATTCATTATGAGTTTCAAAAGTAGATGGTAAATTAAAAAGCAATTCATTTGCTTTCTTGTGATTCTGAATATTTTCCTTAATCTTCTTAAGCATTTGTAAATCAGCAAAGCTAATTATCTTCTTATTATCATCTTTCTTACTCAAGTATTCTAAGTAATCTTGATAAATCATAATAAGACCTTCAGCTTCTTCAATACATTTCTCATCAGATTTCTTATTACTATAAGCTTTTTTATAAGCAGATAGTTTAAGCTTATCTTGAGATTCTAATGGATTTACTTGCATAAGTCTATGATACTCATCTAATAAATCCTTTTGCTGTTTTACTTTAGGTGTTGCAAAATCAAGAATAATATAATCTTTCCAGAATTCATCTGGTTGAAGTAAATATTCATGAATCATAGTTCCTTTTTCAAGAAAAGAAAAGTTCATTCCCTCTTCTTTTCCATCAAGCATATCACGAAAATACCTAGGACCTCTTTTAATAAACCATCCTATTGCAGAATTACTTACTCTGCTATTATCTTCGTAATAAGGAATACTAATATCCATCTTATTCTTTAACATACTCTATAATTACTTTTTCTTCTATAGCTTGTATTTCTATAGTATTATCAATAACATTATTGAACATTGCTTCAATTGCAATACGTTCACTATCTGTAACAATTCCTTCTACTTTCATACTTAATCCTCCATGTCGCTAATTACAGCTGACTCAGGAACTTCTGCTGAAGTATCCCAAACTAATTCATCTTCTTTATCTTGTTGTAGTTCAACTTCTTTAAATGTCTTAAGCCAATCCGCTACATTATTATTGTATGCTTGACTAATAAGTTTATCTAAGAATGCTTGTTCTACTTGTTTCTTTTCTTTTTCTGTCATAATATCTAACACTACAAATTCATAATTCTTTTTAAAACGATAACAACTATTCAATCTAGAACAATTGTATCTTCCAGAATTTACGTCACTAGATCCATCATGCCAATGTCCATATAAATGATATTTACTCTTTCCAAAGGAGAAAACATCTAGAGCTTCATTACAAAATGGATTATCATGTGTTAGTAGTATATCACATTGTGGTATATCTTCATAAGTATCAAATCTACTAAATGCCCATCTGTCCTCTTGAAATTCAATTGGTTTAATCCAAGGAGATCCGTAGAATTTAACACCTTCATATATATACATTTCATCTATAAGAAATACTAATTTACCTTTAGATAAAATTTGCATATTATCTTTAAAAGAACCCCATTCATTTAATTTATACTTATATTCTAAGTAAAAATCATGATTACCTGGTATAATAATTACCTTCTTACAAGGTAATTTATCTACCCACTTTATGAATTTTGTTTCCCACCAATGTTTAGATGCTTCAATATTTCTTTGAGCATTTAATGTTACTACATCACCGCATATACATAGTACATCACACTCAGGTATATTCTCAATGAGATTACCATGTATATCACTTATACCGCATATTTTCATGTTTATATAAGTTAAAAGGCTAGAATATATCTAGCCTTATTTGTTTTCACGCTGCATCACAACATTCGTAATCATCATCACTATATTCATTATCTTCATTATCATACTCATCGTCATATTCTACAGTATCACTAACTTTAGTTGGTATATTTTCAGTAGAGATATTCATAATGTTTATGATTTCCTGAAGACTAATATCTTCATCTTCTAGCATTTTGACTTCACTCATGAAAGAAACAATGTTATCCATAGAAAGCAGTTTAATATTTTCTTTACAGAATTTTACTACTTCTTCTTTGTTCTTAATACCAAAATCATCAGCTAACATCGGTAAGAATGCAGCATTTTCATCAGGAGAATATCGACGTAAATAACGAATACGTGAACAGCGATCTTGCATATACTGACTAACTTTGCTTAAATCATTGCAAGTCATAATTACTAGTTTCTGTGCAGTCTTTTCAACTCCATCTAAGAAATCTAGCATATACTCAGTTTTGAAGTTCTTTTCAACTTCATCAAACAAAACACATACTGGAGTAGTAAAGGACTTAAAAAACTTAATAAGTTTACCTTCTGGATAATCAGGATTAACTACAATAATAGGTAAACCTGATTCCTTAGCTAATATTTTTGCCATTACAGTCTTACCTGTACCTTTAGTACCAGCTAGCATTACACCAGTAGTATTTGTATTTGCTTTATTAAAATAGGTTATAATACGCTTCTTAAATATATCATCTGTTTTAGTAGAATAGACTTTCTTTGGTAGATTTAATTCACCGTTCTCCTTAAATATAGGTGAATCTTCCCATCTATTCCAACTTAGATCATATACTTTACCAGGTATTAAATCATAATCAGCACCTTTAGGTTTTGCAATTATCTGTTCTCCTATTTTAATAAATTCATTCTTTGTCATAATCTGAAAATTTAAGATTTTAATTTGTTGATTAACTCATCAACTTGTTTTTTATTCTTTACTAAATAAAATTTAGTATCTGGTTCATTCAAGCTTAAATAATACTTGAATAGTTTTTCTCTGTTTGCCCAAGAATCTGTAGCAAATCCTTTGCATTCTATAACAAAACCATCTCCTACAAAATCTGGTAAATAAGTAATAGCTCTAACTATAGAGTTATTATATATAAACTTAGGAAGTAAAGTATATCTATGCTGTTCGTATTCAGCTGATATACCCGCTTCCTTTAGTTTCTAATATGTATAAGCTTCTAACTTAGATCGAAATACTATTCCATCTATTTCTTGTTTAGTAGCATTACGCACTTTCTTGTTTAAGGCTTGCTTTAGCATAGTCAATATAATGTTGTACACTATCTTTAGTTATTTTAAACGTTTCAATTCTTTCAGAGAAATTACCGTTTTCATCCGTAAATCCTACTGAATGTAAGAAAGAATAATCTTTATTATGTTTAAAAGCTTTAAACATTTCTTTAATTGAATTTGCTATAAACTTACGTTTTTTATTCCATTCAGTAAATTCTCCATGCAACAACACACTCACTAATTTGATTGGAATTAATAACAACTTTCCAAGTATTAGAGCTAAATCAAAAGGTAATGCTATTACTTTACCTATAGTTTTTAATAGTTTCATCTAACCAATTTTTTATCTCTTCAAAGCTATTTGCTTTAACAGCATCAGATACGTCTTTAGCTTTGAATTTTTTGTTAATAAACATTGCTTCTAAGCCTGTTTCTCGGCTTAATTTGCGACTTCTTTTTACTCCAGCAGTATCTCTATCAAATAGTATTATAATACGCTTAAAACGCGCCTTAAGTTGCTCTAATACATCTTTAGGTAGAAATGTACTCTCTGAAGATGGAGAAACTGCTGGATAACCCATTTCATGCAAACACATAACATCTTTCATGGACTTTGTGATAAATAATATATCACCTTTCTGAGGCAACTGCTCATAGCCTTGGATATCATAGTCTGTAAGATTGTTTCTCCACTTAGTATATTTATCTGCTAATGGTCTATATATTTTAAAGTTATTATAGACCTTATATGCATACATTGGATTTTCTCGTTTATAAGTACCCTTTACTATTCCGTTACATAAATAATATTTAATACTATTTACATTGAATTTCTTTAGAGTATTTATAGAAATATTAAACTGTTTCCAGTAATTGATATCTACATCATTAAATTCCTGACGTACTACACCAATTACTGTTTCAGTTGGCGGTATATATTGCTTAGAGCTAACGAGTTTAGTGTTGTTAGTAATGTTTAGATTATCTACTATATCAGATAATATATCATTATATTCTGTTTTACCAGTAAATAATGATACAAATTTAATTACATTACCACATTCACCTGTTCCATGATCTTTAAAAAGTAGTTGTTTAGTACGTTTACTATAGTAAATACCAAAGGATGGATTTTTATCCTTCCTAAATGGACTATTGTATATCATACCTACTTTAAATTGACCTATATATTTTGCATATATATCATATTCTGTTACTTTAGAAAGTATCCAATCTAGAGTAATATTATCTGGGAGTTTTGCTCGCTTTCTACTATACATATGCAATTTGTTTTAGTTTGTTAGCCTGTGTAGAATCGAACTACAATATTTCCTATCAGGCTATAAAAATAGTGGTAGTCTTAAAATAGTAGACTACCACTTGTTATTAGTTAATTATAACTTTCTTAAAACGGCAAATCGTTATTAGATTCGCTTAAAGCCTGTGTATTAGTAGTAGATGAAGTTGCACTAAACGGATTATCGTTTTTTACTTCTTTATCAGCTACAACAGGCTTTGTAAATTGGTCAATATTTAGCATAGCAATAGACGATGATTGACCTTCTGGCAATTCCATAGGTTCAATAAAAGTATATTTAGCATAATTAGGCAAAGTAGTATATCCTTTATCGTTATATACTATTTTTGCTCTAAGTTTTTTACTCTTATCTACTTTGTTCAGCATATCAGTAATCCACTGAGCAAACTGTTCAAAGCTTTCACCATTAAAGTCAAGTTCTTCATCCTTATAGTAACAGTTAAGTATCTGCAACATACGAGAATACTGTTTATCCATTTTTGTCTGGAGTTGTTCTTCTGTAGTTACAAATCCACCAAGTGTAGGTTTCCACTCTGTATGAGTTAATGTTGCTCCATCTTTCTCAAAAACAATTTCTAAGAATTGATTACCATTCGGAGAAACTTCTGTTTTTACACTTTTCAATACTACATTTTCAATAATACCAGCGGGAATATACTTAATATCACTTTTGCTAATACTTGCTGCACGTTCTTTACTATATGTCATAATTTCAATATTTTAATTTTTTATTCCGGTAAAAATATTCTATCCATGTGAAAAGTAATGTTATTATTTTCATCACTTTCCGCTACTACAATTTTCTTTCCTCTAAGATGTAAAGCTCTAGCTTCTCTTACAGTTCCTTCACCACCTTCAAATGAAATAATCGTTTCATTTTTCTTTCTATAGCAATATCCAATAGCATCTGCTTCTCCACAAAGTATATCTCCTAGTTTTCCAGTAAGATCTATTGCTATTTCAGTAACATCTTGTCCATCGTAGTTAACCATTTTATCTTTTAAATGTGTAACTAAGATTAATGATTCACATAAATCTCTGAACATATCAATTACTTTTCTAACAGCAGTACGTAAAAACTGGTATCCACTACCTTGTGCTAGTGTACGTACATCAGTACCTTGCCAGTTTTTACCTTGTGGAGTTTGCTTATAAAGTATTGCTGCGTAGTCTAGACACATCTCTTCTAATCTAGTAGCATTGTCGATAGTAATATATTTATATGGAAATTTTCCATTATTGTTCTTAATTTCATTTCTTAAAGCATTTGCAATATCTGCGAAATCTTGAATAGATCTTGCTTGGACTACCATAGCAGATAATGCAGTATATCCATTTTCAAGATCAATTACTAAATTATTTTCGAGAGATGCAATACAAGAAGATTTACCAGCCTTAGGTCTTCCGGCTAAAATTAAAAACTTCGGATTCACCGTTTGTGGTGTACTTTTCTCTTTTGGTAGTATTAACATATTAAAATAGGTTAATGCTTTACCTGTGAGATTCTGAAATTATCTGACAAAAACTGAAATTTTACACAATGTAAAGTTATTCGTTATTCATTGTTGAGAATATTGTTAACAGTAGTACTGTTACTAATATTAATAATAACATTTACTATATTATTTTTATCTGCTTTACGATAGTTATTCAAAAACAGACTAGGATTATCAATAGGAATGATTGTATAACCAATTTGAATAAACTTCTGGTAAATACGTACAGGTTGACCCATGTAAGTAAAATCGTAACCACGATCTTCTTCATAGTCTTCCATAATCTTAGCATATTCTGCTAATCGTTTTAATGCTAAATCAAATTCTGAAATAGCATCATATTGACGCAACTTAAATGCTCGATTTGCGAACGGACATGTAAGTGAATTATTATATGAACATGTCGGTCGATAATATTTTTTATTGAATGCAGAGAAATGTGCATTTCGATTACATCCAAAACATAGCAAGTCTTCAGGACCTGCATATGATATACTGTATTCCGGATCTTCCGGAGTGTGAATTCCATACCATTTAGCAAACGGTAAGCGGTTTTTAACTTCGTTTAATATACGATTTTTCAAAGAACCCTGAGGGTCAATATTTTGTTTCGGAAGTTTAATTGTAAAACCTTTCATAATCAGCCTTTTTTAATTTGTTTAAATACTACTTTTTGTTCTTCAGCACTTGCAGTATTTGTTTCAATTAGATTGCCATATTGAAGTTCGTTTTCAAATTCTAATATACACGGTTCACCATCTCTTACTTTTAAGAAATGCATATAAACCTTATTTCTTACAGGTAGACGTTTGACGCCATATATGGAGAGGTTTAATATCTCCGGACGATGAACTGCAATGACAAAATCACTAGCTTGAAATATTGCATCAGATGCTGATAAATCACTTCTCATTGGGAAGTGAGTACTTGGATTATTAATTCTATCAGGACTTTCAATATTACGATTCATCTGTGAAAGCTGTATTATACTAGTGTTAGAAAGCTTCTTCTTCTGTATAAACATTTTCTGTAAATCGACTATTGTACTTCTTTCTCCACCTTCTCCATTTACTAGAAGAACGTGGTCTAATACTACTATTAGCCAACGACCGTTAGCTACAGTATTATGAAAGTAATCTATAGTATTACCTATTTCTTCTACATTACATACTTTATCAACAAAGTATATATTGTATTTCTTAATGGTTTCAGCTGCCGATTCAGCTTTTAATAAGTCTTCATCGCTAAGTGTTTCTACTGAACTATATAATTCAGATACAGTTTTCTTAGTTTTATTACTTATTACACGACCAACATTTCTGTAGTCTACCATTTCTAAACTAAAGTATAATACTACGATATCCTGATTAGGATTAAGATCAATCAAATCCATTACTAACATATTTGCAACTGAGCTCTTACCACTACCTGATATACCAGCTATAGTAAATATCATATTTGGTTCAATTCCGCCAGTAGCTTTATTGAATTTATCCCATCTAGTTTTTAAGGATACTATACTATGATTTTTTCTAGCTTTAATGTAGTTTATGGATTTATTTGCTACCTGAGATATTGACTCAAAAGGTAGTATTTTAACGGCATTCTGTTCCGTATTCTCCATAACTTACAGGCGTTTCAGATTCATAACTCATTTGCTCTTCAATAACCTCCCACTCATGTTGAGTGAGCCATTTCCACATCGTCTTCATATAACCTATTTTACCAGTTATCATTTTGTTTTCAATTTCATATTGAAGACATTGAAGAAGGTGTTCATGCATTGCTCTAGATTTACCTACGATACGATTGTATTCTTTACGACACTTATTTATATTGGATCGTAAAAAACCTTTAGTACCATCTGGTCTTAAAACATACACTGGAAATACTTCATAGAACTCATCAAACCATGTCTTATCTTGTTTTGTACTTGACAATAGTTTTTCTGTAGGACTATAAATTTTATTATCTCCTGAAGTAGTAAAGGAGATAAGGTCATTGTCGATTAACTCTTGTATGTCGTTTTCACTTATTCGGCTGAGAAACTTGTGAACGTCTTGATTATTACTTTGATTATCATTCAACACAAGAGTTAAAAATACTAACTGATTAATTGATATTTCTCCAAAAATATCTAATAATGTTGTATCTAATTCTAGTATCATAATATAGTACTTTATGAACCAGTCTCTTGATACAATATGATAAAAATCTGTTAAAACAGACTTAGTTGTTTTGTTTTTAAGGTTGCTATTATTTTATTAGCTTCTGTTATATAATAATTATAATTTATTTTAGGATCATCTTTTAAATCATCAAAATTGTTTAGTAAAGTAATACCAGATGCTGTTAACATATTCTGATATTTCTTTATTCCATTTTCAATTTTCCATTTGTATAAAAAATATCCATTTGTTGATGCATAAAATCTATTTGTTCTTTGTTGTTTTATACCATTGTATTCAACTGTCCATTGTTTACCTGTTTTTTCAGATATTAAAAATTTAGTAATATCTTTAATAGTTGGAATAAAGTTTTGTGGTTTTATTCCTTCAAGAAAGAATTTTTCTACAGCTAATGGTATAATTGTAGGAGTTAACCCTTTTCCTAAAATAGTTTTAGTTAAAAATGTTCCTTTTTCTTTTATACCATCTTTTTGTTTACCAAAATAATCATTTACAGCTAATTGATAAAAACATTCAAATTCTTCAGTTTCAAATGTTAATTTACTTATTTTTTCAAAGTCTTTAATAACTTGTTGTAATTCGTTATATTTAGCCTTTTTAAGGCTATACAAAACACCATCTGTATTTATTTGGTAAATAGTAGCTCCTAATTCTAAAAGTCTCTCACAGAGCATTAAAAGTAGTAATTGACCATTCATTCTAATTTGTAAAACTGCGAATGGGGAGTATAACCAACTATATTCATTTTGATAGTTACCTGTAACAGAGTTTAAAGTTAATTTTTTAGTATCTGCTTCTAGTTTTCGTTTAGCTTTTTTAGCAGCTATCCTTTCTGTATATACTTTAGTATATATATCTAAAAATACTTCTTTCTTTAAATGAGGCGGAATAAAACCATATTGAATAATTAGACTTGGGTATAGTGAATTAGCATCAGAATCTAATAATAATTCATCTTCTTTTGGAATTATTATTTCAGGTTGGTTTATACTATGTATACCACCAACCCCAATAGAAATTTCTAAATTATTTAATAAAAACTTTTTATTCCAACCGTTTCTACCTGGTGAAACAGTTAAACTTTTCATTTCAGTTAGTAGATTTTTAAGTATTGAATTTTTAAATTCAATATTTGGAAGTATTACATCTTTTAATGGTATAAAATCCATTGGACTACGTAATTCTTCTAATTGTTTTTTATCAATTCCTGTTTTAGATATATATTCTTTTTGAAGTATATCTACTCCGATACCTACCCCATCTTTTGAAAGACAGTTTATATGATAATTATCTTCAATATTTATTCGTAATTGAATATCTTTTTCACATCGTTTGAGTAATTCATAAGTAGATAATACATCGTTTATATTATAATTGATCATATCATCTATTTCTTGTAATGCTAATGGAGATTGCCAATCACAATTAAATTCTTGAACATTTTTATACATCATTGTTACTTGCATTTCTTTTAAAGAAACTCGTAACGCTTTACTATATAACATGGTAAGTAAATCTAATGTTAGAAAATTTTTAGCATATTTCCAACGTTTCCAATTATCAATATTATCTTTATCTTGTGTAATAACATTTGATAAATTAAATATAGATCTACATATTTTACTATACGAATACTTAGAATTAGAGAAAAACTCAATGCAATAATTTATTATAGGGTTATCATAATGGGTATTATTATAACCTGCAAAGTATGCGTCTTCTGTAATAAATAATTTACACATATCTTCAATATTGTTTTTTCTTTCAGAACATTCGTATTTTACTAATTTTTCTGTTTCAGTATTTAGTAAAGTACAATGAAATACGTTTTGAAATACTTCAATATCATAAACATATACTGTTTTTCCTCTTATCTTCATAGCGTATAAATTTAGTGGAGTATATGGGAATCGAACCCATGATGCCGATTGGTTGCAGCACTATAAATAGTGTATTAGAGTCTCTCTAATATTCCTCCCTGTACCCTGCGCTTGCCTACTAGCTGAATACCCCATGAGGCAGGATTCTTTATAGACTATCCTGCTAAAAGTCTGTCGCTCTACGCTGCTTGCTTTATCTCTGGCAAATGTTTAGCAAAGCATTTCTTTTCTAAAGTTGCTCTATCTACTATTGTAATAGATTCATAATTACTATACTTATCAGATAACTTTGTATTTAGTTTAGTAACTACTTCGGTAAGTTGTTCAATAGGTAGATTAGAGTAGCTTGTTTTAAACTCTTTATCGTTTGTAGTAGCTATAACTACTTTATACGGTCTTTGTTCTAAATACTGTAGCTTCTTAGACATCTTGAACTCTGCAAGTTGTTTAGCTACTTTCTTAATTTTCTCTTCGTGAGCTGCTTTATAAGCTTGTTGTTTAGCAATACTTTCTGCTTTATTGCTACCATATAGATTCTGTACCAATTCTTTATGGTAACCAGAATAAGGACGTTCTTCTAATAACTGTTTTTTATCCTTTTTATCAACTATCTGTGTAGGTTTCTTAGGAATACTAGCTATGCCTTTTTTAGTTTCATGATACTCCTTTCGTGCATTAGTCGCTTCAGGAGTCCACTTATAAGTATATACTTCTCTACTTACTATTTTATCATGACGACGAGTAGTTACAAATTCCTTTGTCATAGGTTTAATATTTTCTGACAAAGATATTCCTTTATTACACATAGATTTATAATCTGAGGATTTACTTAAAGACAAGAAAGTTGCAAAAAATATCAGAAAAATTTTC